GGATTCAACTCACATATTCGTGTCTTCGCATTTTCAGAAATTTTCTTTCTTGCTTCTTTTGTGTGATTCTTTCCTAAAAAGGATAATCCCTTATATGGACTTGCTTTTTGAGAATCTGACATTCTTTTTCTTTGTTCGTCTGTGGGTTTCCACCCTAAAGTTCCTTCACCACCATCAGTGCAATTGTATCCGTTCTTTTTTGTATCATATAACCGAATAAAGAACGGTTCTGCAACTTTCAATGTCCACTCATCGTTTTCGTTTTCATATAGAGTTTGATGAACAAACGAATCCCTACCATATTTTTTGATTGCTCTTTGCATCGGATAGTCGTGTCCCCTATTTGTCCAACAGTGTTGCCGCCATCTTTTCTCTATAGAGTGAATGGTAAATCCAATATACTCTTTTCCATTTATTGTGTTTGTTATTTTGTAAATTATCGCCATTATTTTATTCTACTAAAGTTATTCTTCTTCTCAAACACAATGTGTTTACCGAACTTATCAGTCATTGTATCAGATTTATGGGAAATTACAAATATATTAGCACGATTTCCAAAGGTTGTCAAGAGTTTTAGGAACTCTTCTGTGCCAACTGCATCCAATGACGAATCAAACACTTCATCTAAAATCAACAGGTTACAATTCACACTATTCTTCAATCGTGCCACTTCTCTCCACGCCAATAACAACGACAAGTCAATACGCAATCGTTCACCTTCACTGAAACTGTGATATGTAAACTCGTCACGATGGCGACTCTTGATTGTTTCGTTGAAGTTTTCATCCAAGTCAAACTGGCAGAAGAAGTCCATATCTGCCAGATACTTGTTGATGAGTTTGTTCATAATCGGCAAATAGTGCTTGATAATCTTTGCTTTGATGCCAGTATCTTTCAATAGAATACTTGCAATCTCATAGTAGTGTTTGTCTTCTACTCGTTCTTTCCTGTCAACAATGTGTTGCTTTCCCTCTCCGAGCAACTGGTTGAGTTCGTCTTTGGTTTCTTGAACCTCTGTTCCTTCCTTCATTATATCTTCAATGCTATCTTGCATCTTTCCAATATAACGAAGGGACGAATCAATCTGGTTTTGTTTCTCGTTGATTTGAACCTGCAATCCATCCACTGTCTGTAGAACAGCATTGATGTCGTTCAATCGTTTACCAGTATTGTCGATGTTCTCTACTAATTCTTCAATACCATCTTCTACTTCTTTTCGTTCTTCACCCTTTTCTTTGAACACACATTCTTTATGGTGTTCCTGAATGTCCTGTTTACACGATGGGCAAGTATCATTCTCTTCGTAGAACTTCACACTCTTCTCGATGGTTTTGATTTTGTTCTTGAGTTGAGTTTCAAGTCCTTCCATCTTCAGAAGTCTTCGTGGCACTTCGTCTTTGTCTTTTACTTGGTCGAAAAGATGTTCAATGTTTTCCTGTTGCTTATTGATTTCACTTCGCATTTCGTCAATCTGCTTATGGGATTCTTCAATTTCGCCTTTATAACTTTCTACAGAATCGGACGATTTCTTCTCAAGCGTTTTTATTAGTTTTTGCTTTTCGTCAACTTTACTCTTGACAATTTCGACCTTGTGGTCGATGTCCTTGATATACTCTTTTGCCATTTGCAGTCTTGCACGGACAAGAGTATTCATTACAGAGAACACATCAATGTCTAACAGGTTCTCTACAACCAATCGTCTGTCCTTTGCAGGTAGTTGCATAAAGGGAATGTAGTTTGAACTACCTAAGATGACTACTTGTGTGAACGACTTGAATGTCATTTTGAGAATCTGTTCTTCGAGAATCTTTTGGTAGTCTTTAGACTTGGCATCTTGGTCTAGCATCTCACCGTTCTTGTAAATCTCAAACTTCTTTGGTTTGATTGCACGGACAATCTTATATGAATCTTTGCCAATTGTAAATTCAATTTCCACTTCACAGTCTTTCTCGTTGATGGAATTCACCAACTGTGGAATGTTGATTCCACGAAACGACTTACCGAATAGGGCAAAACACAACGCATCCAAGATGGTTGATTTCCCTGCACCGTTCTCACCAGAGATAAGTGTGTTATTGTCTTTGGTGAGGTCGAGTGTTGTTTTGTAATTTCCTGTTGAAAGAAAATTCTTCCAACTGAGTTTTGTAAATATTATAATGACAATGACTCCATATAGACATCATATATTAGTTTCTTCATTTTGTTTTTATTTTTCACCTCTTCCATCCCATCAATCTCTTGATTTATGAGTGTTACGGTATCTTGTGCTAAATCTACAGTATCTTCTTCTTTTATGATGCCTACTATTTCTTCAACAATCGTAATCTTTGCAACCCCACAATCATAAAGTTTATCCATAAACCTATCAAACGAATATGGGTGTTCTTTGTGTTCTACCAACAGTTTCACATATGCGCCGTTGAGATATTGATAATCAAAGTTGTCTATGTCAACTATACCATTTTTATCATTATATGATAATGAGTAAAACATCTTGTATGGATTCTCTACAAATTCCACTTCTCTTGTGTCGGTGTCTAAAATATGGAAACCCTTAGTTTCATATAAGTCAGAAAAATTTATATCATATTGTGTTCCCATATAGTAGATGTTGTCTTTTTCTTGACGACAATGGAAGTGACCAGATAATACCTGCTCATATCTTGCAAATATATCAGGGTTCATTCCACCATCATATTTAACACCTCGCATAACATCATATCCTTGCAGTTCAAGATGTCCTACAAGAATTGGTGCGGGTGCTGTTTTAATGAAGTCAATTGATTGGTCATAGTTTTCTTTACACACCCACGGAAGCAATGCAATATCCAAACCATCGAAGTTTACCACTTGGGGTTCTTCATATATGGTTAGGTCATTAGTAAACAACTCACGAACCGAATTGACTTCATTGGTGTTTCTAAAATAAACATCGTGATTTCCGAGAATACAATGCATCTCGATTCCTTCATCACGAAGTCTATCCATAAACCGTGTTCGTATTTGACTAAGAATATTGAAGTTGACAAACTTACGCCTGTCCATCAAGTCCCCTGCGTGTATTACTGTCTTTATATCGTTCTCTTTGAGATATGGAAAAAACACATCATCAAAGAACTTCATAAAGTAGTCAAAAAATAATTGTGAATCACCTCTCGCCGAGAAGTGAGTATCATTTATCAGTGCTATCTTCACTTGGTTCATCCTGTAATATTGAATCTAAATTTCCACTTGCTTTCTTTTTTGCAGTTTTCTTTTTTCTTTTCTTCTTTGGCTCAAATTTCTTAATATCATTCTCGTTAAGTTTAAAATACTCCGCAACTGGATTTGAAAAGTTTTCAAAATCGGAACTAATATTATGTTTAACATTTTCTGATATTATACCAGTTTCATCCATTAATTCAAAACATTTGTATTTAATGTATGATTGTTTTTTCTCTTTTTGAATCCTTCGAAGAAATGCATAATATATTATTTGTGTAAAGTATGAAAACGGATTAGTAGATTTTTCTGGGTCAAAATTACTACAATACATTAGGCAATTTTCTATACCATCACCTACCATTTCTTCTCGAAAGGGATAATTAATAAAATTAGGTCGATATGATAAATGCTCTGCAATCTTTAAAAAACATTCGCCAATATAATCTGTAACTGGTGGTTTAGGTTCACCAACATCTTCAGCATCAATAATCATCTTTTTCCATTTCTTCATTTCTTCAAAGAAAAGTTTATTATCAACATAATGATTAGATTTCTTTACTTTTTTGTGTTGGGGTGGGTCTTCTAACTCATCCATAATGTATCCTTTATGTTTATATGCATATTTTATAAATATTTTAATATTTTGTCAAGTTTTTTATTGACATTTTTAAAAATCGAGTGTAGACTCTACTTGTCCCAGGAAAAGAGGAAATATATGATCATATTAAGATCCAAACATATCTTTATCAGTATCTTGTCCTTCATAATAAGTAGTATTATCTTCTTCAAAATAGCATTCTTCATCATCTTCAGTATCATCTTCTGGCGATGGTGGAATAACTTCTTTGGATTTAATAATATCGTCTAATATTCTTTGAATATCTTCGGGTCCAATATTAAATTCATAAGTATTTTCTTTTAAATCTTCATCGTTATAAAGAAAATCTGGTTCATCTTCTTTTTTCTTTTCTTCTTCATAACATTTAATCACTGATTCTTTAGGAGAAGATATTGAAATAATATGATTTTTAATAATAATAGATTTTATTTCATCGGTCATGCTTAACCAATTTCTCATCAATAAAACTTCAGTTTGAAATAACACATTTTCATCAGTATCAGATATTGTTACAATTTTCATTTGATAAGGTCTATAGATGGACAATGACTTTGAAGTATTTTCGATTACTTCTCCAATAATATCATCACCATTTACAAGTTTTAAGATTCGGTATGATGTTTTATTATTCATTATGTTTCCCTGTCTATATTTATAATAATCGTTTTATAGTTGAACTGTTCGGACTGATATATTTTAATTCTTTCTTCAAAGTGTTTTAAAGTATGGTTTTTATATGATTTCCAGTGTAAATCATCTGCAATATCATATAATTTTGCCGTAGATTTGTGTTTAGATTTCCTGAGTTGTCTGCCAATGCTTTGTAAAACTCTGATTCTGCTTTTTGAAGGAGAAGCAAAAACGATATTATGTAGTTTTCTAATAGAAATTCCTGTACTAAAAGTGCCATAGGATGCTACTATAATGGCATCGTTTTCTTGTTCAGTAATTTTTCTGATTTCTTCTCTGACTTCTACATCTGTCCCTCCATGTACAAAAAATACTTTTCTACCTTTGCAAGCAGTTTTCATCATTTTATGAAGTTCCTTGCCGTGTTTTTCAACAAACTGAAAAAGTACTAGAGTATTACCAGTTATTCTATTGCAAAGTTCTACAATAAACTTATTTCTTTTTTCGTTTATTACCAACCAGTCGATTTCATCTTGATATTTTAATCTTTTGACATTGGTTCTTATTTTCTCTGGATATTTGAGTAAAATGCAGTCTATTGTTAATTTAGACAGCAAATCATCGTCCATAAGAGATTTTGTGGTGGTAATTTGATTTGCCCTACCAAACAACCCCTCGATTACTAATTTGTGGGTAATGGACCCGTCCAGCGTCCCTGTAGTCCCTATACGGAAGGGACAATCGGTTAGTTTGCTCATAATAGTTGTCAATGACTTAGATTTAAATAAATGACAGTTTGATACATTAAAACTATTGGCAACATAGTTATGATTATCTTTGATGTGTAAATTATACACATCACCTTTATATTCTATTTCTTCTATTTCTGAAATTTTTATGCCTTTTTGAGCCATTTTGTGTATAATATCTCCTTCTTTAAGTTCATCGGTTCTAACCCAAATACCATTATCCAATAAAACCTTATGGTTGCCCGTTATAATAATTTCCTCACTGTTGTCACCTATAATCTTGAACATCTTTTCATTTTTTGATATGTTCTTATGAACTTTTATAACTGGTTTATTTTCAAATTCTTGAGTATTTTCGTTGAATGTTTTTACCATATCGCCGATTTGTATATCTTTTATCTTTTTGGTAGTATCATCAGACATGGTTATTTTGGTATTTGGATGTAAACATTCATCTCCAAATACAGCACCATAATTGTCAAAGTATTTGTTACCCATTCTATAAATACTTTGCCAAGTAGATATTATTATTCTCTTATCAGATATTTTATCTCTACCAGCAAAAACACAATGGCAATTATCTTCTGCTTTCCATGTAGTATGTGATGAATATTCACGGAAATCTGACATCATTTGTTGTACAAGAGAAGTGGTTGGAACGATAATTAGAATTTTCTTATCTTTAGGTAATTTATCTAAGTAATATCGTATCAGAGCATATATGATTAAACTTTTACCAGAGCCAGTTGGAGATAATAACAAACATCTATCGTTATTGATTGCATATTGAACTGCGTTTACTTGATGTTCGTGTGCTGTAATTTTCTCACCAGCCGCATAGGGATTTAAAAATTCGTCAATGAAACTTCTAACATCTTCTTTTTTGATATTACTGGATGTTTTAATTGGTTCTGGTTCATGAACTGTATATGAACGGTCTTTAGCAAATTTGATAACATAATCATATAATCCTTTATATATTTGTTGACTATACAAATTATACAGTTTAATCTGACCATCCCATATTTTATTTCTATATGCAGGCATATATTGATGACCAGGCACTTTAAATGTAAAGAAGTCTGATAATTCTTTTGCAATTCCTCTTTCGCAAGCAACTTTTATGTTGACGGAATCGATATCAGTAATAATAAGGTCACTCATTTCATCATTATTTATATGACTCATGGTTCAAATATTTTTTGATTGACTCGAATAGAAATTTTACTTCCTATTTTCCCACTCCATAATTCACATCTAACTCCCGCTTCTTTTAAGAGTGAAATGCCTTGTTCTACGGTTTCTTTCCATCTGTCATTGACACGCTCAAACATTTCTTTGTGTCCCACCACACCTACTATGCCAGATTCTATAATTGCTCTTGCACAATCTATGCAAGAAAACCAAGGACAATACATTATCATACCAGAAGTATTAATTCCTCTGGATACACATTTGTATATTACATTTCTTTCAGCATGTTCAACATATATGCTTTTGTTTGGATATTCCCATTTATCTTCGGTGTCTTTTATTTTTTCTGGTATACCGTTTACACCCCAAGCAATTACACCAACGGTAGGTTTTACTAATACTGCACCCAGTTGTGTAGATGGATCTTTACTGCATGACATAGCATATTGATATGCATGTCTAAGATAGACACGATTCATTGCATCATTGTCCATTGATAAATTTCTTCCATTCTATGGCATTTCTGATGTTCCACTGCCGATTGTTGATGGATTTTAAAATAGCGTCAAGATAATTTAATTTTTCTTTTTGATATACTTTTCTGTTTGCAAGTTTTTGTAATTCTTCGTCAGAATCCATGTATAAATCTATATCTTGCTTTAGGATTTTTAATGGAAATGGCTCCCACCCATATTCTTTCAACTGTTCTTGGTCTAATTTTCCTGTATAATATTCCCACTTGGTTTTTTTGAGAATGTTATATTCACTGGTAAGTTTTTGCATGACCAGTTTTTCATCCAAATATATGTTTAAATATTTGTTATGAAGTTGAGGAATATTTATTGATGCAACATCCAATTCGGTGTCGTCAATAGGCATATCTTCTGCCACTAATTTTCTAATTTCACTAAGTTCCATAAAACAATTATATCACATATATTATGAAAGTCAAGTTCTAGTTATGTTCAAAATTTTGTCAATCTGCCTTTGTATTACTTCTGTTCTGTTAGGCCAAAGAATATATTCTTTGTTTGGATTTTTAAGAAGATTATAAAGAAGTGGCAATATTAATTTTTCAATATCATCCATTTTTATTTTATATTCTTCTTCAAGTTGACCTTTTCGTTCTTCCACTTCATCTATAATGGCTCTTAAATCATCTCCCTGTGCAGAAAACATTTGTGCCAATTCATCAGTTTCTAAAGACATTATTTTGTCTATCTTCTCTTCAATTCTAATTAAATCATCGTTTGGTAATGAGAAGTCTTCAGGTGTAGAGTTGTCTAAGGCAACTATCACGGAATTTATTTTAGTTTCAAGTTCATCAATTTTATCAACAAGTTCCGAAGAAACTTCATTAACAATTTCAGTTGTAGTTTGCGATTCTACAATTTCTGTGCCTGATTCTAATTCTTCGGCATCTACAGCAGTAAACCCAAAATCAAAATCTGAGTCTAGATATTCGTCTGGTATATCGGACATTGTTAAAATCCTAATAATTTGTTTTGGTTTGGTTCAAAGAATGGTGACTGCAATCTGCTAGAAAAATCAAATCTTGGGTCAGTTCTTCTTGTGCCAAATCCGTAAAAGACATCAGTTTCTTCTGGCTCATCTTCTGGAACATCAAGATTTATATTCATTCCTATATCCATTGGTAGAGGTTGTCCAAGACCAGTATTCATGTCTAAATTAAAATCTGGTGCTTGTAATGGAACTTTTGCATCTGCTTGGTTTAAAACATCTTGCACAAGCCTACGCATTTCTTTATTTCTCATTGTATCCAACCAAGTAGGATTTTGGTTGTTTGCCATACGATTAATTTTTTCTTCTGCTGCTCTAAGCATTTGTTCTAACTCTTCATAATTATCTTGCTCTGATAAATAAATCGATTCGTTTGCTTCTTTTAATACTTGATTAATTGTTTTTGGTATCATACTTTTTCTACCTCATATGAATCAAATTGCAATGTCATTGATGCTGATTGTGATTCGGTTTCAGATGGTGTTGTGGAGAATTGTAAACCTGTTAAATTTGTAGGAAAACAATTCTTAAATTTTACTCGAACATTTTCTCTCATATTGCTATTTAGTATTGTTAGTGTTGCATCAGAATAGTGATCTTCTGGATTTAGAAAATTCACATTATTTTCTATGTTTATAATACTTTTGAGCCAATCAAAACATTCTCTCCAGTTTGCTAAATTTTCATCAACAATGAAAGAAATGGTCAAATCTTCGAAATTGAGTTTAGTTGCAGGATGTTTTACATCAATAAATCTTGTTGGTTGTCGAATTTCACCCGCATTAACGCCAGGGAGATTTACTTCTTGACAGAAATATTGAACATTAGGAAGTCTAAGGATATTGAAATAGAATCCTGTGTTTAAAACATAATTCGTATTAGACGGTTGCCTTGTAGTGATGTCTGTGGAAAGTGTGGGACTTAATCCAGGAAGTTCATCTGTCATATTTATTCTCCACTAGTATTTATAAAAAAACTCCCCGCGGGGAGTATTATTGTCGTTATAATTCCATTTCCTAATTACTTATAAGACAGTAAGACCTAGACCATGTATCTTGAATGGGGTCTCTATTTTTGATTCATTTACAATCGTTGAATTGATTAGGTTGCTATTCCGCCATATGTACCATCACTTGATGATGCGAATTGTCCCCTTGGGGCTTTTATTCGATGAGCATTCCCTACTCCGCCAGGACCACCATCGCCACCATAAGCGGCCCATGCACCATTTATAAACACATAATCATGCCAGTGGTAATAACCGTTTGAATCCCAGTATCCGCCATCTGGATAACCTGCGCGTTCAAAGAAATCGCCCGCGGCCCCTCCCGGAGGCGGAGGCGATGGTTGCTCATTCAGTTGTTGTCGGCGTTCATTCAATGCTCTATAGTAACCGGCACTGTATGCTTGTTGTAGTTGTTCATTTAAATTCATTTGTTGCGACTCCTCGTCTAGAATTTCAGGTGGACCATATTGTTGGGCCCAATTTGTGAATATTTCTTTGTCAAACATAATTAACTCCTTTAAGGATTTGTTCTTTGTTTATATTTATAAAATTACACATTTCCAAAAAAACAGGAGAGGAATAAATCCTCTCCTGCTTCAATCATTATTATGATTAGTACCGTATAATCAGTTAGATTATGGGTAAGCAGTTCCTGCGGCGACTGCACCACCATGAAGTCCGTCTACTCTAAAGATTCTAAAGTATTGGTTCTGGCGAATAGCAGCAGTTGCAGTTGGTTCAAGGTCAGCAACAGTGTTGTTGGGGTCACAGAATGGGTTCATTACCATTCCATAACGAGTTTTGAACCCGATTCGTGGTTGGAAGTCATTTTCACCAACAGCACGAACCATTTGTAGTGGAACATATGGGCAGTAGAATAAACCTGCATCATATGGTGAACTACCTCGATATCCAACACAACAATAGTTTGTACTGGTTGAATATGGGTCAATGTATACTTTCAACTTACCGTTGAGTGTACCAACAAAGGTGTTACCAGTGTCATCAACATCAAGGTCAGTTGCTTTTGCAGGAGAGATTTGTAAGAAACCACTCATTGCAAGTGCAGAAGCAACATCTGATGTACAGATGACGAAGTTACCTTTACCTCTACGAGTATCTTTAGCAATCTTGTTGCATTCTCGTTCGAGTTGGAACATCAAACCACGGAATCGTTCAGCACTCCATCGTCCATCACTGTCTCGGTCAAGGTCATAGATACCACCAAGTCCAGAACCAGTGAAACCACCAGAAAGACCGGTGTTACCTGCTACTGAGTAGTAAAGGTCACTTTGCTGAGCACCAAGTTTAGCAATTCGGTAGATTGTGCGGATAACTTCTCGGTTAATTTCAGCAAGAATTTCTGTACTGAGAATATTTGCGAGTTCAGTTTCAGCATCCAAACCGTGAACTGCTTTAAGGTCTTGAGCGAGTTCTGTGGTATATTCTGCTTTCAATGCACGGGTTTGAGCAACAACGGATGTTCGTTCGATACTGAATGCCATTTCTTGGAATTGAGTACCTGAAGCAGCACCGAGAGTTTCGGCAGTACTTGTTGCCATAGCACCAGAAACACCAGCACCGTTCCAACCAGAACCAGAAGCACCTTGAGCACCAGTACCTAATGGGTCACCGAGGTTACTCGAATTGTCTGGGTTAATGTTGGTTGAACCAGCAGCAGCCTCTGTTGCGGCTTCATAGAATAATGCTTCGTTGCCAGTATTACCATGATATCGGGCTCGCATCGCAAAGATAAGTCCAGTAGGACCTGTCATTGGTTGCACACCACAAACATCATATGCCATTAAGTTTGGCATTGCGCGTCGTACTAGTGAGATAAGTACAGGGTCAAAACCCTTTACAGCACCCTCACTACCAACTACAGGTGACATACCACCACCTACGATATTTTGTGCTTGTTCTTGTAAAGCCTTTTCTTGATTCTCTAAAAGAATGGCTGTAACATTCTTTCGATAAGAATCTCTGATTGTGGGAAGTGAAGGATGCTCAATAATTGGCTTCCACTTCTCACTTAGAAATTGGCTTGCTGTTTCGATGTTTTGCATCTTTTGCTCTCCTTGATTCCTTTGTTAGACCTCTATAGGTTTCCTTTTATATAGTAAATTGAATATTTTGGGGTTACGATTGTGTGTTATTTTCGTCTGCTTCTGCTAGACGACCTACTGCGTTGAAATATGTACTCATTCGGTCAGTTAATCCTTCTGTTTCATCATATGAAGGAACATCTACAGTTTCATTAAGAAGTACTTGCGGTTGTGGTGAACGGTTAAAATAACTTTCTTTGATTATTGAAAGTTTATTAGCAAATTCTTCTTCACTGTTGTACTCTACACCTCTAGCAAGTGATTTAAACTTTTCTACTTCTGTATCAGCCAAATCATGACAGAGTGATTCAAAAATACTTTCGCAATTTGATTGTGTGTTTGCTTTCGAAAGATTTACATTTTCATGTAGTGTTTCGTTTAGTTTACTGGTAAGTTGTTCGCATTTATCTGCAAGTTCATCTACTAAATCGATTTTACTTCCAGGGACTTCAATATAATGACTTTCAAATAATCCTTTAAGACCATCCATAAATGATTCTGAAATTTCGTTTTGAATTCCACGATCAACAGCAAGTTCATTTTCACTCATCCATTCTGAAACAACATAGTTTAGATAGTCGTCCAATTGGTTTGTTAATTTACCTTTGATACCTAAAACTTCTTCTACAACTACATCTCTTGATTGTCGGATAAGTTCTGCTTGAATTTCTTCAACTCTTGCGTTTACTGCTGCTTCAAAGATTGATGCTGTTTTTCTCTTGAATGAATCCGTTAAATCCTCACCACTGAAAAGTGCTTCAAGATGTTCTACTGTACGACCTTTCTTTTTGTCGTCAAGTGTTTTCTTTGCATCGCCGGTTTTAACGGGTTTATTTAAAACGACACCCTTACCTTCGGCATCTTTTGAACCCTTACCTTCGGCATCTTCTTCATCATCGTCTTCAGTAATATTAGATGATGCACCAACGATTAATTCGGCTTTTACCATTTCTCTTTGGATTGCTTCATCTAATTCTGATTCGTTTTCAACAGTTGAAATTCTATCTAAAGCATCATTTGTATATTCTGATGTTAGACCCATTTCATTAAGAGCAGATGTGAACCAATTAACCTTCTCATCAACACGATTCTTGGTTTCTGTGGTATCACTTCGCTCTAAAATTTGTCTTGCAGTATTTATTGTGCTATTTGACATTGATTAATACTCCTTCGGTTTTCTTTAGTACATTTTTTATGTATTATCGTATCAGTATGTATATTTTTTCATAATTTGGACAAGAAATCAGCAAAACAGTATGCAGCAACTTCATCCAAAGTTCTTGAGTTGGCTTTTGTGATATGTTTTTTATATGTATTGATATTTTTTTCAACAACCAATCCATTATTCCATACCCATTCTTTACCTTCCATTATACCATCAACAAATGCTTCAGGTGCGGAAGGATCCGCAACAATATCTACTGCGGCGAGCATAAAATCATCACCAACATATTTTGAGCCATTCTTTTCTTCTAAACTTCCCATTCCTCTTGAAGAAACACCAAGTTTTGCACCCTCACTGATAAGATTTTTGGCAATTTTACCCATTGGTGTATCCATTATTTTGGCTTTACCCACAACATTATTACCTTCTAGGTGTAAATCTTTAATAATATGAGAAACTCGTTCTAGATTTACTGTTGGACCATCTGGATGACCTAATTCACCCATTGCTCTATTTTCTTTTACAAAGTTTTTATTATATTTGTTGACTTCATTTTCGAGAATCTTTTTAGGATAAATTCTACCATTTCTGTTTTTTTGCTCTGCTTGCATAAAAACACCATTAATGAAGTAGTTGGAAGGTCCACCTTCTATATCTTCTTTAATAAGTTCAACATCATGATTTGTTTCAGTAATTAATTTCATTTTACTCTCCTTGCGCTCCACCTTCTTGACCAGGCATTCCAGGCAATCCTGGTCCACCTTGAGGTGGTTGAGTCGATGTTTGTAAGACTTTTCTTGCCATATAAATTATTTCAGGAGTAAATTTCTCCCAAAGTCTATCCAGTATAACAGAATCTGCCCATCCTTCCATTTGCATTTGTTGAATAAATTGATCCACTTTTGGATTTTTTCTAAATTCATCAAACAACATATCCTCAAGTTTAGGTGGAGGACCAGCAGGTGGTCCACCCATGCCTGGCATCGGAGGCATCCCCGGAGGTGGCGCTTGTTCTGTTATGAAATTTATATGTCCGTAATTCATTTTAATTACTATAAAACCATTCGTTAAATTCTGTCATATTTTTAAAGGTATAAACATGACCATGTGATGTATTTACTATAACAGTACCACTTGGATAGTGTCTATACCAAAAATCAAGTCCACCGGGGGTTGTACCATTATCTGCTTTACCTGCTGATGCATACTGAGATTTTCCACCCCCACCGATTCCTCTTTTTGCAGCAACTACTCCTGGCCTAATTCCCACTTGTTCATTCATTGCTCTGCAATATCCAGCCTTATATGCTTCTTGTAATCGTTGTTGGTAATTTTTCATTGTCCTGGCTGCCAATATTCATTTACTGCTTTACTAATTTTCTTTCTACGGTTCTTCAAGTATTCATCTGATTCATCAGAATCACCATCGTTGTCGATGTCAGAATCGCCTTTATCTACTGGGTCAAGTGTATCACCCGAATCATCTTCTGAATCATTGTCTTTGTCTGAGACTTTGGCGTACTTCTTTTTTTCTTCTAGTGCTTCGCCAATCTTTTGCAAAAGTACTGATTCGATGTCATTTTTTGCTTCATGGAGATTGCCACTTACTATGTCTGTGAATATTTTTCTTGTACTCATTTATGCATCCTTTTCTTTGCAAAATCATTAATTTCAACGAATGATTTTACATTTTCTTGAATTAGTTCTCTAAGTCTAATTTGATTATCCTCGTTTAATTCATCATGTAGAGTTATAATATTTTCTGAAATATCTGGAGTAACATGAATTATTTCTCCATTAATATCTATGTCTACAGGTATTTTGGTGGCATGTGATTCTTGTAATTTCGAAATCATAGATTCATTTATTTTTTTACCACGACTTTTCTTCAAATACTTCTGTAATGCACTTTTATCTACTGGTTTATTGCCTAACATATGCACTTCTACTTTAACCGTATCAAACAATGATGTTGTTGCTACTCCACTATTTGCCATATCATATGCAAATTGATTTGCCATTCTGCTGCTAGGAAATTCAAATACCGATGCAGTTGTACCTATTTTTTTCTGTTTTGTTTGTTCGTCTAATAGTTTAGTAGATTCTGCTAGTTCATATCCTCTCATAAGATATTTCTTTTCATCTTTTTTATCAATTACTACGACTTTACCTTTTTTGTCCACCACCATTGTTTCTTTTTTTGGGTCTTTTAGTTGTCTTGGTGGGACTAGGTTTTTTAAAATCTTTTCATTTTTCTTACGAAACTTTGTTCTTTCAGCAGCACTACTAAAATCAAATACAACTTCTTTCTTTTTCCTGTCTACTCTACCACCAAGATTAGTAAGTTTAGTAACAAATTTATGGTCTTTATCTGCGTATGGAAAAACTATTGAAAATTTATCAGATTTTGGAAGAGGGGATGTTCTTTCATTTAATTGATTTGCTTCTGCCACAAAGGTTGTATATTTTGTGTTGAGATGTTGTTTATATGTTTTCTCAACATATGTTTTAATTTTTTGTAGTTCTTGTTTAGAACCATTAAAACCAATATCAAACCCCTTGCCCATTGAACCAGAACCAGTGTATTGCTTCTTAAATTTCTTTTTCAAATCACCATCGATGGATTTTTTATCGCCATTTTTAAAATCAAATACAAGAATCCAATCAGATGCTTCAAGTATGTTTACTAAAGAATTTGATTTCCTTGCATCAATAAAATTAATGGTTTTTTCTGCCAAAGATTGATTAATAAAGGTTTTAAAACCATCAACATCTTTGCTTATAAGAGATTTGATAAAATTACTCATTAGAATTCCTCGTCTTCTTCTCCATGTAACCCTTTGGATTTTTCATCAGACATTTGCTTGTCCATTTCAGAAATCTCATCTTCAGTTTGTTTTAATATATTTCTTCTAATCCATTCAATAGAGTAGTACCTACCTATGTATTCATTTACCTCTCTCAACACTTCCATTCTTTCTTTAAGAATTTCTGATTCTTTTAGTTCGGTAAAATATGAATCTTTTGCATACTCAATGTATACTTTTTGGGAAATTTCTTTCCAATCATCAACAGTAATGATATTTTTCATTAAGAGTTGTGTTTTTAACAATTCCATGAATAAATCACTAAATCGTTTTCGAAGTCGTTCAATAAACTTGAAGAATTTTAATTCGTCCCGTGTAATTTCGGCACTTCTTCCCATATTGAAACCATTTTCTGCATCAAGTCTTGATGTTGGAACATGAAGCGAACGATACAGTTTCTTTTGGAAATATTCGACATCTTCCATTTCACCTAAGTTTTGACCACCATCAAGTGTTGAGATTTCTGTTCCTCTTCCACCCTCTCGTCTTGGAAGCCAATAATCTTCCAACATTGACATATGGCGTTTATCGTCTTTAATTTCACCTGTTGAAGCATCATATACTAGTTTGTTTCGATATCGATTCATGATATCTTTTAGATATTGTTCTGCTTTATTCTTTGGTAAGTTACCAACATCAATATAGAATATTCTTCGTTCAGGCGCTCTTGATATTCTATAAATCACTACAGCATCTTCAATCATTCGTAATTGATTGAGTGGTTTGATTGCTTTGTGTAAATGACCTATTACTCGTTTTCTTGTTCCATCAAACAATCCCGAATTTACATAACAAATAGCATCTGGAGATACTTTAATCCCTTTTTGATCATATGTTCCATATGTGTATACTGAACCAGTTTTTTGCATAGACTGGTCATACATGTAAAATTCTTTTACATCTTTAATAACCTCGATGCCGTCTTTATTTCGTTCTTTAATAACTTCACGAATTTTTCGAATCTTTGTTGGATCAATAGGTCTAACTTCTGTTATTCCTTTATTTCCGTTTTGACTATCGGATATAATATGAAAGTATAATCTTCCATCAATATACCATTTCTTAAAAATGTCATATGCTTTGTTATTAAAATCTAATAAAGAAAGAATATTATCAAATTCTTCATATATTTTATTTTTAACGGTATCTGATTGTTCATAATGGTCCATTACTAATTTAACAGGAATACGATATTCATCGAATACAATAGCATCGTTGCAAACATCTTCAACTGCTTGTTCTACTTCAGGTTGTAATATCATAGTTCGGTAATGATTAATAAATCCTACTTCACTTTTGATATCTCCTTCTAAATCAAGATATGATCCGTAAAAACCCCCGGCTGTAACAACGGTTGCACCATCATCATAGTCCGGGGATACGAAGGATTTTGCTTTAGTTGGTTCTTCGGTCTGTTTTGATTTCCCGAATTTAAATCCAAACAATTCTGGCATAATAAGTCCTCATTTTATATAGTACCGTTTAACCGGCTTCTCCAACGCCACCCAAATCTACCGATTCTGTAAGGTCAACATCTGGAGCATCACTTGTCAAGAAGTAACTATACGACATAGTTACGGAAAAGTCTGACAATGTATCACTGGCATCAGCATCTAATGCCATATCACCAATCACTGTGGGGAAGCAATGGAAAAATGAGTATGTTTTGATAGGATTATTTTGTCTATCAAGTTGGTCCACACTCCAAGTTGGGAATAATCCTGTTGCTAAAGAACTTCCTTGTGTTAAATCATGAGGTTGTTCTGCAATATTACCAATTGTTGAGTTTATTGCTTCCATCCATTTTTCAAATTTAGTTCTGAGATTAAATTCTCCATCACTAATTACAGTCATAGTCCAATCATCAAATGTTCTATTTCCTGGAAGTTTTAATTGTCTACCACGGAAAGGAACAAGAATTGTACTAAGGTTTGTTGCAGGTAAAGAGGCAGTTCTGATAAGGAATGAACCCGATGAGTCCGTCCCCGCTGGTCCGATAGGACCGTTTACCCTAAACAGATTAGGACGAACGCCACCAGCCTTGAGATTATTCTTAAAATCGTTAATGTTCATGCTTTGTTTCCTCTTTTATATTTATACCAATTTATAGTCATCCTCCAGCAACTTCACTAAAATCTACACCAGATCGTGTAGCAACAAAGTTCAACTGGATGAAGTTGATTGAACGAGTTGGTTTTACGAAAATATCAGCAACAAATTTATTTGCATCAATAACTGCTGAAGTATTATTAGTAGTATCACATACAACTTTAAAGTCTGTGATTCCTCTTCGTCCTTGAATATCTCGTAGGAATGGTTCAATCATATTCTTAAATTGGGCTCTTGTAAATGAATCATTTTGTTCGAAAAGTTGGAACTTCGAAGCAGTTGAGATTGCTTTTTCAAGAACAATAAAGAGTCGTCTAACATTAATTCTGTCGAATGCACTTCCTTTGCTTTGTAGTGTTTTATCACCAAACAAAATTGTACCTTCGCCGGGGAATGAAACTACTGGGTTAATGTTGTTCTTGTATAATTCATCTCGATGTGCTTCATCAGTAGGATTCAATGCAAGTTTAACTGCACCTCGAATCTGTCCACGATTGAAGCCTGCTGGTGAGAACCAAGGATCATTGACATTATCTGTTCTAGCACAGAGTCCTGCCATATCACCGTTTAGTGGCACCCATCGAAGTTTATCGTTGTATCTGTCGTACTGATACTTCCAACCACTGTCTAAGAATGCATAAGAACTATTCTTATTAAGTTGATTGTCATGATAATCTACAACATTTGAAACTTGTGTTGCAGTAACTGTTTCTGATACAACATCTGCTTCTTCTGGCGAGACAAATGCAACACAATCTTTTCTTGCATCTGCAATATCGATTATTTCACCAGAAAGTGAAGAATCTGCGTCTCCAGCGATAAGTAGTGAAATGTCTACTGTATCTGGGTCAGCAAGTAAGTTGTATGCATTTAATTTATTTGTATTCGTAGAACTTGAAGAATAAGCACCACTTGCACCTGAGTAATATGCTCTCTTGGCAAAGTTAAATGTGATTGCAGTATCTCCAAAAGTTATACCTGCGGCAGAGTTTCCACCTACGGTGTCAATTATTTCTCCACCCACCCAAATATATCTAGAACCATTGTTGATTTTAGTAACATAGTAGTTTGAGTTTCCATCACCGTCTTTGGCATCAATTGCTTTAGATACATTGTTGTATACTTCTAATACACCGTTTGTGACTCCACCAAATTTACCATCTTCATCAATAACTACCACACTAAATTGGTCGCCAGTACCACCAACAAAATCTAGGTTTGTAGAAGTTGAAGTTCGTTCCACATATGATTTATATGCAAATTCCCAGTGTGCTGTTGAACCCACTGTAAGGGCACTAGTAAGAGCGGGACTAAAATCAATTGTTGAGCCGCTTGTTGCGCCACAAACCCCAGTAACTGTAAATGTTTTATTAATACCCCCAATTTTTAATACATCACCAACAATTGCACTTGTTGCTCCAGGGGCACTGTTTCCTGCTGTTCCAGCCGCAAAGTGAAGTGCTGTGGCGCCAACTGCCGCGGCAGTCCCAGTAGTTATATCAGGTCCACGAGTTCCCTGACTAGTTCCTGTTGCACCAAAGTCTACAACAGCAACTTTTAGGCTGTTTCCCATACTTCCTGCATATTTTGCAACAAAGTTTGCATCTCCTGCTGCTGTATATAATCCTGTGTTATCTGCTTGACCTGCTTCGTAAATATCAGAGTTTTTGATTAGCAATCCACCAGAACTACCACTAAAACCGAAGAACGAGTTTACTGCTGTACTATTTGTACATCGAACCACGGTAAGTGAACCACCATATCCGAGGAAATTGGCAGCAGATAACCACCCCTTAAAGTTGTCGTTATCGGGTTTACCAAAAAGGTCTGCTAAATCATTTTCACCCGCTACTAGTACTCTTTGTTCAATTGGACCCCAATTGAACTGACCTGCATATCCCGCTCGTGTTGTTGAAACGGCGGGTACAATATTTGTAAAGTCCTTTTCTGTGACTGTGACGCCTGGACTGACTCTAAATGCCATATTAATTCTCCTTGAGACTGTTATATATCGTTTTACACTATATGTGTTTTCTGAAAATATGTATCATTTTTTGGTATTTCATTTATATAGAAAAGAATGAACCTAAATTATCATCATCAGCATTTTGCCATATTGTACCATCAGCATCCACTTCATAGTCATCTTCAACACCACTATTTATAAACCCAAAAGGTGTCATTTCAGATTCTAATTGTTCTAATTTTTCTTTATACATGGATTTTCTAACATCCATATTAAGCATATCTTTAAAATATTGTTGTGTAGTACACCAAGCAAATAATACTAATGACATAACTAAGTCATCTGTGTGTCCGGCATCAGCCTCAAACGAATTTCTTTTGGAAATAAAAGAAATAAGTTCATCTATGATATTAAAATCTTCAATAAGTAATTTATCTTCTTCAATTAAGTTTTTTAAGTTAGAACAACCCACTCGTTTTGTTGCTTGGGTAGTTCTCATACCTAACTGAGAACCACCTTTACCAAAACCACCATCTAGTGTTTGACCTTTTCTTCCACGAATGGTGGTCATAAGAATATGTTCATATTCAAATTCACTATGCATTATATCTGCTACTTGACCTCCAATATCGTTAATTTCAATCATACAATATGCATCATTATATTGTTTGCATAATGAATGTACAACGGTAGGATATGTCATAGGAGAAAGTTCATTATTTCTAAAGGTTGCAACCACTTTAAATGGTTTATCATCGTGTGTGATGTCTACTAACACAAATGCATGATAATCTAGCCCAGTTCCTCTTGCAACATCTACTCCCATAAAGTAAATATGGTCTTTTTCTGGTTTCTCGTAAATACAAAGTCCTTCGTCATTTTTGTGGATAGGAGTTTTATATGCCAAAGATTTTAATTTAGCAGAAGATATAAGGGTATTAATAGAACCGATGAAATCACAACCAAATTCGGTTCTAAATTGTTCTTCGCTAGTGTTTGCAATGGTTTCTTCTTTCCATTTAGCATCTCTGCCAGGCACATCCGACCAATGAACCTCAATCGGAATATAACTATTTCTCCCTTCAGTAGCATCTACCCACATTCGGTAATACATGTTCAACCCTTTTGGGGTGGAAACAATAAGTACTTTTGTGGTCTTACCTGATGAAATTGTAGGATATACTGAACTGAAGAATTCTTCCGCAACCCCTTGCGGAACATAGGCAAATTCATCCATGAAAATCATATTGAATGAACCACCCCGAACAGCACTAGATGATGTTGCAGAAGCAAGAATTTTAGAACCATTTTCTAATTCAATTGAACCTTTGTTCCATTCAATGATTCCCTGCTGTATCCATTTTGGCAGATGTTCATATGCTAGTTTTAATCTTCCTAATAAATCTCTTGCTGTTGCCAATTTATTTGCAAGAATAGCAACATTGACACTTTCGTTGAATAGAACATAATGCAAAAGATATGCAATTACGGTGGTTGATTTACCACTTTGACGAGGTAATTTTGCAATCACAAACCTATTGTTGTGAATCTTTTCTACCATATTCGATTGAAAATCATACATCGAAAATGGCATTAATCCTTCATCCACATTTACAATTTGAACATAAGTTTCAATAAAATATACAGGATCATTAGCACATTTCAAATATTCTTCAACTTGTTCTTTAGTAAAGTTGACAGGAACATCTGAAGATTTTAGATTCTTGTTTCCAAGATATGAATTATCGTCAATCGTCTTTCTGGGCATCGTCTTCTTCAGCCAAATTTTCTATCTGTTTTGCATTATTTTTTACTAATTGTTGTAATTCTTTAGTCGAACCAACAAAAATAGATTGATTTGTTGTATTATGTTGATGAAGATTAACTTCTTCTTTTTTGATTTCTTTCATTTGTTTATGAAGTCCAATCAAATCTTTATTTGCTTCAGAAACTGTTTTGATAAGTTGTGAAACTACTTCATATGCTCTTGGAGTTTCACCTTCATCAGCAATAGTAAGAATCCCATCAATAGCAACAGTACCTTTATCAATGATTTCTTTAAGACTATCTCTGACATCTGTATAGTCTTTCTCTAAATGTATTTGTTTAATATTTTTCTTTTCAGAATCAGGAACTATAACAATTTCTGTTTCTTCTATTTCACATTCGAGAATTTCTGATTCAACATCAATAGTTGTATCGTCTAATATATTAAGTGCTTCACCAATTCTTTCATCTACTTTCTTTTTCTTTGCCATTATATTAAATTACTCCATAACATTATCATATAAAGATTGCAATGTTTCTAAAATCCATGCATTATAATTAACATCTGGATGTATGTTTCCATCATCAATTATATCTTTAAGTTTTTTCTTTGCTTTGTTAAGATATTTTATAGGGAGATAATAACCCACACCTTCACCCGGCACAGCAATTATATCACCTCCTTCTTTTCCCCAATTTACTAAAATATTTAAAATATGATTCCAATCGTCTAAATCTGCACTTACAAATCCTTTAGCAAAAAATGGTATGCTATCTTTTATAATATTAATAATAGTATCTTTTGTGACGGACAATACATTATCCATTTCATTTGGCGGAATATCCTTTACATTATATGGAATTTCTGAACCATCAGACATAATCTTAATAAGTCTACCATCGGGACCCACAGTAGATTGCATATGTGTAATAGGAGGCAAAGATTCTAATAATTGTTTATATGATTTCATTTAATTTATTCCTTATGGGTTTGTATTATATGTATTCCCTGCATGGTCCATCGAAGCACCAAATACCCATTTAATATTATCTGAACTATAATCATCTATTGATGAAGATGCACCAGAAGGTCCAGTAACATATGTTTGTATGGTAGACAATGCACCAGTTGCACCCGACAATCCACCACTTCCTGTAAATGCTTCAACATCCCAGAATGTGTTGTTGACAGTTTTTATTATCTTAGATGTCTTAACTGGACCATAAACATAAGATTTTGCAATAAATTCAAAATCAAAATTAATATTTCTTCTAGTATCAAAATCTCCCTCATAATCTTCTGTAATTGAAGATGATTGTAATATAATTGGAACATCAATGCTTTGGTGTAAACTGTTCATGTTTATTGTGACATTAAATTCTGGTGTGAAATATGGTAAAATTTGTTCTACAATTTGAAGACCATCATCCATGTGTCGAACAAACGCAGATAACCTAAAAGAAAAATTATAAGGAACTTCTGCATAATCAAATGAAGTGCTGGATACTCCAGTAGAATCACTTAAAAATCGTTTACTCAGAGTATTTCGTTTTCTTTGTGCATCATAATCCATAGAAGTCAATTCAAAACCAAGACGAGGAAGTGTCATTTCAACTTTTACACCATCAGATATAGAACTTCCTTCATATATTCTACGAATAAACTTTTCTTTTGGTCCATATGCAATAGGAATTTTAACTTTTTCCTTTGTAGAACCATCTGCATTTTTTCTGGTGACATATATGTCATTAAAAAGAGAACCAAATGCAATTACTACATTTCTTACTGAATTATGATAAAATGTTGTAAACATGAGTGTTCCTTTTATAATCCTTCACTGAAAGGATCAGTTTCTGTAAAATCAAAGATAGAATCTGCTTGTAATTCTAAATCATCCGAATCGTCATAATCATCAGCAATAACAACCGTTCTTATTGCTGGGTCTAGTGTGTTTCCTGCATAATAGAATGTATCAGAACTTGCACCACTAATACCTTCAGTAGAACTTACACCAACAGACAATCCTGTAGCACCAGAAGGTCCTGCAACCGTAAGAAGTTTATATCCAGCACCAGAAGGTCCTGCTGTTCCTGCTGTAACCCAATTCAATACAGTAGCATACCAAGATGCACTCACACCGTTAGGTCCAAACCCAGCAGTTCCTTGATAAACATATTCACCAACACTATAGTCAGAAGTAAATCCACCAGTAACATAAATGTTGAATGCAACATCTTCAGCAATTTCTACAATCTTATCAATATCAGTGAATCCAGTAGTGAAATCTTCTTCACTATATTCGAACAATTCACAAGAAAGTTTATAACTATACAATCTACCCAATTGATAAAATGGATTTTCGTGTTCTACAAATTTGATTTCAAAAAGACCTTTTGAAAGAGGAAGATAAATTAAATCTCCTTCTCTTGGTCGATTTATTGCTGATTCATGTGAAAGGTTTTTTGAAAATATCTTTTTAGAAACTATAAATTCTACAGTATCTTTTATTTGAATACCAAACTTAGAAGCAAAATCACCCTCACCTTCAAATCCATCTACACTAGAAATATACATTTCCATACCAATACCTTGTTCAAAATTAGAAATGGTATCTTCGCCAAACAAGAAATCACGATTTACTAATGTTCTTGGAATGTAGATAACATCATGACCATATATTTGAATTGTTTCGATTGTCAAATCTTCAACAAGGTCTTGTTCTGATTTTACTTGATGTCTAAAAAACTTATTAGTTGCCATTTATCATCCTACCATAAAATCTGGTGGAAGTTCGTACATCAATTGTACATTTTCTTCTATCTTATCAATTTCGGTTTGTGCTTGTTCTAATAATTCTCTGCCGTTGAAAGTAACCCCACCAGGCAATTGAATCCCTTCAAATTTTGAAAGGTTGGATGCCCATTGTTTTTTAAATAATGCAGTTACATAATTTTTAAGTAATCTGTCTTTATAAATTTCGGGATAAGTTTCTGGGTTTAATACAAGATAACCTTCTGCAACAATATAATCACCAACATTAAATTCTTCACTCCAGTCAGTATCAATTTTCAATTGATTTGTTACTCGACTAAATCTAATTGCTTTTTCAGGAGAAAGAATATCTTGAATAAGAGAAAGATGTCTTTTTGTGATATCATATTGTATCATTGATTGGTTTGGATTTCTTAATCCATAAAAATCATTAAGTGCCATTTGATATCGTACATCGAACAAGTTCACTGTACCTTCACTTAATTGAAAGATTTTTGTAATTGAAATGATGTCATCTGAAATTGTAATATATTCATTGTCAATATCAGTTTGGGTCATTTCATGTTTTAGATATGTTCTCTCAACACCGTCAAAATGATATTCTGCGAAGAACTGTAGTGCATCGTCAATTCGATCTTCAAGTTGCGAGTCATCGACATTGATTTCAATGACTGGCGCACCTAATCTTCTAAGTGCGAATTCTTTGAGTGTTGCTCTTGATGTTGGCTGTGCCATAGTTCAAATTCCTCTGGTCTATTTTTGCGTTTCTTTTTATATGTATAACTACGACAGCACTGCCTTGGTTTGGTTTTGCCTTTTGGTCGGGTATATTTCTTTTTAGATATTTTACTTTTCTCCTGTTTTTGAATCCAATTCTAGTTGATCCTTCAAATAAAACAATTCTCTGAGAGAATCAATGTACATATCTCCTTTTTTCCAAGGAAATTGCCCACCTATTTGATTTTTTCCTGTTGAAAGATAATGCTTTCTTCCTTGGATATAATGTCTAGAAATACACCCATTTGGTAAAGAATATTCTGGGTCGAATGTTGTTAAAATATTTATATCGAAAGCATAGTCATCTATTTGGATTTTGTTATCAATATGTCTGAATATGCTCATGTTCGTTTTGCATTTGGTCTGAAAGACATTCCAGATTCTATTAAATATGGATTCTGAGTACTTTGTGGAGTTGTGTCGTGTGCCCCAACAGCAATATTCCATGTGTCGTCTAATGTATAGTGTTGTAACACATTGAGTCTGTTGCTTGTTCCGTTTCTTTTTACAACCCATAAACCTTCTTTGACTGCGTTATAAGCGGCGGTAATAGTTTCATTCGGTCCACCTCTTTGATCATTTCTATTTACCATCAACCACAGAGAATCCTTTCCGTGTATAGTTTGTCCGTAAATATCACAACATCCAGAATCTGCACCCATAAAGTTTCCTTGTTTGAGAGTATATCCCATTTGGTTCATAAAATTTGAAAGTGGTAATTCATTATTATAATGCATTATGGTTCGATTATTAATTCCACCATTCAAAGGAGAATCTACACGAAATGTACTATGAACATAATAAGTTGAAGGGTCTGGATATCCACCACTTCCATGATTTACTACATCACTACCACCGGCAGATGTTGACCAATACAGAATTGCTCTACCATAATATAAATTTCCTTGAGAATCTAATGCACACCAACCTTCACCTTGATCAACTTGATTAGAGCCGTTTCCCAAAAGAGCAATTTGTTTCCATGCAGAAGTAGTACTAGACTCACCACCACCTTCGTCTGCTCCTGCTGCCCATGAATCTGTGTCTTCATAATAGTTATTGTTGATGCTTTCATCATCTGTATCTAAACGAAGAATATAATTTTTATGTTGTTGCCCTGTGTCTCCGTCAAGTCCCCATGGTCCACCATACGGAAAGCAGCCAGTGAGACAAATAATACTACTTGCTTTTCTGTTTGTATCATAATCACTTGATTCTGGAGAAGCATAAGAAAATCCACTTAAAACTCCAGGCCAATTATTAGTATTTCCTCCACCTACATCTGGGTCGGTTTGACCTTGCTTTATGATTTTTCTGTTCCATATTTTTGTTGTAACATCAGTACCTGATGCATTTAATTTGTTTGCCCACATAACTTGTTTTCTGTATGTTGCATATGTGTCGTTTACTGGGCTCCAACCAGCAGTAATTAAAAATACATCTCTTGAAATAAAAGTTAAACCACCATAACTTTCAACTGGATGTGCATCTGATGGATGAGAATATGTACCTACTAAATCTTTTACTAATTCTAGACCAATAGTTCCATTGTGATTGTTACTTCCATCTCGATTGAATATTATCTTATAAAGTTTACAAGATTTTGCTGCATCGGCAATTCCGTTATCTCCATTAAAAACAGATCCTACAAAATAATAAAGTTCTGGATCACCATATTCGTCCAAAACCCAACCATATGGGTCTTGCATGTTTGTACCAAGTCCAATCATTTTATGAGAAATCCTCTGCCCAAGTACATAAGAATTTTGTGGAAGACATGCATACCATAGAAACTACAACAGTACTATTTGCTCTTATTAAGTTTGGTGAAATTCCGTTAGCAAATTTATAATTTTCATTCCATGTTAATCCTCTTGTACTCGAACCAGAATTTTCTAGTACCAGAACATACATTGCACCAGATTTTGCATTTGCAGCAATAGGTGTTGCAATTGTAACATCACCACTATTTTGCTTCCAATAAGAAACATTTCCGTTACTAAAGTCTGGAGTAAATGTAGCAGAAGTCTGTTGGGTAGGTAGTGTAGAATATATTTGTCCTGTGGCAGATATATCCGCTCCACAATCAATATTGCCGGTGACACCCACCGTACTTGAAAAATCTGCTGCTTGAAGCATATCAACTCTGTTATCATAAACACGCACACTATTGACAGAGTTTGACCCAAGAATCAACGGATGATCCGTTATTGTTCTAACATATGTATTTGTGTCACCAGACCAAATGTCTAATTTGGCAGAATTAGTTGTATCTTCTAATCTAATTTTTGGTGAGTTTGTCTTTTTAATGTGTATGTCAGTATTTGCATTATTTGTACCTATACCCAATCTAATATTAGATGTGCTGATTCTGAAAGAATTTTCAAAATTGTCTACATCACTTGAATTAGAAGGATATGAGTCAAACAACCGCAAGTTTCTATAATTGTCAACACCAGCAGTTGTACCATATACAACAATGTCACCGGGAGTGGGTGTCGGTGTTGTATGGTCTGTGATACCATCATCGTTTGTACTAACTTCTCCAATAAGTGCTGCATTAGCCATTGAAGATATTCTTGTAAGATAATGTGTTGACAGATACGGTTGCCGCAAGTTTGCGTTTCCATTTCCTGCTGATTTATACACCCATGTACCAGAACCGCTGTCTAGAATTTGTACAGTATCTGCATCTTCTTGTCCACCCTGTTGTCCAGCAGTGTACCCGTCAAATGTACCATATGCATCACCAGCACCAAGAGTAGTTCTTGCTCGTAAATCTGGAGTCTTTGCTGCCGTAACTGTTCTACTATTTACAGTATATGCGGTACTCCCAACTGTCAGGTCGGAAGTATCATAATCCAAACCGTGCGGATATCCTGTATTATCTGTTGCAGTTTCCCCACCACCAGTATTTCCAAGCAAAATATCTGGGTCAAGAATAATAGAACCAGTTGTTCCCGTTTCCGTATATGAAATAATACTAGATTTTACTTGAGTTTGAGTGCTACTCACTGTTTGTGATGCAGTATTTCCTGCATCAAATGAACTACCAGTATCACCGCCATGTGTGATAATTAGTTCGACAAAATATCCAAATTTTGTTCCGACTGCTGTATAATACTCTGGAAATCCTACAGTATCTACAGTTCCACCATCACAAAGTTTCCAACCATCTGGAATGTTGTATGTTTCACCACCATACGGAATGATTTCACCAACGGGATGAACGGTAGAAAGACTTACAGTATTTTCACCACCAACTACTGTACCAACAAAGTTAGTTACAAGACCAATATCATCATTCGCACCACTTACCAAAGTAACAACAGGTTTTACAACATTACCACCATTTGTAGGTGCATATGAAGTAAGACCACCCGAATTGGATGTATCCAAGAACCAAACATCAGCACCAGTTATACCACCACCATTATTAGTAATAAAACCAGAGGTATCAATTTCACCCTGATAAACAATTACAAAATCATTTAGTCCTACACTTTCAACTACACCAACAACTTCAGCACTAGTAACACCATTTGCTTGTGCTAATTTGAATTCACCAGTGTTTCCTGCTGCATTTTGTTCATATCTTAAAACGCTACCCGCGGAAAATCCATGACCTATTTGTGTTTTGGTTGCACGGGTAGATTTACCGTCAGAACCAATCCCACTACTTAAATTAAATGCTGAACCTGCCATTTATACCTCCAATTATCCTCCACCATCGTGGATTACACCATGTATGAAAGAGGGCACAATATTTGTTCCCGCCGCGTCTTCTATTTCAAGAGTTAGTCCACTTGCTCCTCTGGCGGAAATACTAACATTTGCAAAAGATGAATGTTCTGCTGTAAAAATAGCCGAGTATGCGGTATTTCCTAAACCATGTGCAACATGATAAGTCCCACTTCCTCCGTATGATGCAGTTACACCACCCAATAAATTATCTGTAGTTATAGCGGCTCCAGTTCCATTAAACATAAAACAATGTCTTGGACCTACACCAACATATGCTCTTGCACTTTGATTACTACTACCCATTTATAATACATCCTTTGCTAATAAAACATCTAATGCACAATCTGTACTTGATCCAGATGAGTTAAGCGTGAAAAGTTTACAACTGTTTTCGCCTGTTACTCCAACCATTGCAAATCCAACAGTAGAACCAACCACACTGCCAACAACAGAATAATTTGCTGTTCCAAAACTATGGGTAATCTCATACGATCCTGTATTGCTTCTGGCACAAGTAATGCCAGATGAACTATGAAGATTAGTACCATCCGCACCTATACTAATTCGTCTCATAGTTGGTGCATTAGAATCTGTTTCTGCTGCAATCTTAGCACCAACATATTGAAGTACATATCCTGCTGTGTCCCCCATACCAATAAGCATAGGTTTTCTAATTTTACCTGCAACCACAGATTCTACAGATGATATTCTACCACTAGTGCTACCAGTTGATAGGAAATATACCGTACCAACTCCTAGTGTAGCACCCGCAGTTCCTAATGCAGTTCCAAAATCACCGTGAATTTCTCCTTGCATTGTAACAACTACTTGATTTGCATTTGGAACTTCTGATACAATACCAAACACTTCTGCTTCTTCTTTTGAATTTGCATTTGCAAGGGTAAATCCGTTACCACCAGTACCAAGTCGTACAGATTGACCGAAGGTTAATCCGTGTGCAACTTGTGTCGTAAGTTTTTTGTTCACACCATCGTAAATTCGTACCATACCATCTTCGTCAAGATGGACGCCGTGTGTTATCCCAACGCCACCAGTAGACATATGCGAGAGTTTCATTGAATCGGTTATATATGCACCCTGACCAGAACTTGGACCACTCGCAGTCGTCAACATAAATCCTGCGCCATCTGGTTTTTGTGTGCTTGTTCCACTATGGAATCGAATAGTATTATCATTTGCTAAAAATCCAACACCACCAGTGAGTGCAATATAGTTGTTACTAAACCAAGCACCCGATGAACCTATTGCTGTTGGATATGTAACACCCGAACCAAAAGTGAAACCTTTCCATAACCATTCGACTGTTGCACCAGCACCACCACTGTCTAATAATCTGGTGATAAGAATACCACCACCACCACTTTGACCGATATTATGGTCTGCTGTTCCTGAATCATCTTCACCGACAGCACCAAGTACAAGATTATAGTCATCAACTGTCAATTCAACAGAATTGATTTTTGTAATAGTTCCATTAAATCGGACATCGCCTTGGAAAGTAATGCCATGAGGAATTTCATTTGATACTGCAATATCAATTTGACCATTACTGTTTGCATTCGCACTAATACCGTCAGAAGCAGTAATAGAATAAACTTTCATCAAATTGAGTTTTCTAATAATAGAGTCATTGGTAACATTCAACCACTCGTAAAAGGTGTCACCTAAAACTAGGTCAGGAATTTGATATGTATTAGTGGTAACTGGCATTATTTAATTCTCTTTACAATGGTTTCTAACATAGTTTTAATTTCATCCAATTCTTCTCTAATAGTATTTATCTCTTTTTCGTGAGTTTCAATTCGTTTAGTTTTTTCTTTTCTTTTCTTCCATGCTTCTAATGCTTCTAAATTTGTATTTAGTACTGCTTTAGAATGTGAATCTCTCACCAAATCTTCATTGTTATTTATAGAAATAAATTCAGACATCATTAACCTGCCAATGCTATTGCTCTAAAATCTCTAATAGATGGAACTTTTGTTGAAGAACTACTATACATACAAACTTTTATGGCAAAAGTTTTAATAGGTTTATCAAAATTACTTGACAATGAGAAAGTTACATCAGAAAAATCATAATCATTGGACGCATCTGATATTGTTGAATCTGCTGTCATTTTTGTATATCCAACTTCTTCAAATGGTGTATCATCTTCATCACCTAATGGTTTAATGAATACTTGAATTGATGCTTCGGATGGTTTATTTACCGACATCAATACTTTAAAGTTTGTAGATTCAAATCCGTCAGCAAGTGTAACTCGTCTTGTAATATATCTACCCGATGCCCCTGGCGTTAAATCTGGATTTATTGTGCCAGTTCCATAAAGTGTTGAGTCGGAAGAATGAGCATTTGCATCTAGTTCACCATTCGTAGATGTGTCTGTACTATTATTTACTTGATTATTTACAGTAATCAAATCTAATCGTTTAATATCAATTACAGGAGATACAAAAGAATCAGTTGTAGTTAATTGTGCATCCAGTCCAAAGTGAGAATTTCCTGTCATAAGTTGAGGATTTTCCATATAAATGTTTTCATTTGCAATGGTATTAATATTTGATACTTGGTTTGAATCACTACCTAAATCAAAATCATAAGAAAGAGCAGTGTTTCGAGGTACTAATTCACCAGAATTAATTTTGAAAACATCAACGGTTTGTGAAGAAAACTCACTAGACGGAATTTCAAAAGAAATATCTCCAGCAGTGGTGGTAAATTCACAAACATTAATCTTAAATTTGAGACTCTTGTTTATATTAGGAACAGAAATGCCAGTATTTTGTGGTGTGAATAATGTTCCCGAATATGGTTGTTCTGAAATTAATACACCAGAATCTAATTGAGTTTCTCCAAGTTGTGCAGAGAATAGTTTATAGTTATCACTAGTTGTTTTTAAAGCAAGTGAATATTCACCGGCTGCAATATAAACAGGACTACTAAATGTAAATCTTGTAAATTGGTCTTCGGTTGGATAATCACTTCTTACTTCACTTTCGTCTGGAATAAGTGTAACGGTTGAGAATGGAAGTGATTGAGCAAGGTGAGGATAACCACCGATAGTAGGTCGAATTTCCATTGTAATCGGAATATCAGTATCGATACTTTGGAAATATAAATCAACACTATGCATAAACACTCCACCCGGATAATCGTTTCTGTTTACTGTGAACGATTGTGCAAGAGGATCAATCCATAAATTGTTTCCACTAGTATTGATATATTGTTCTCTATCGAATGCATCCTTAACAATTGCATCATCGTTTACAACTTGTCGTTTGCTAACAATAGGTCGAGTAGATGCAATATCACCTTCTCTTTGTTGCACCGTACCAAGTCCGTAGTAGATGACATCTGCGGCAGTTGTTGTGGTTGATAATGTATTATTTGAATCATCGGTTAGACGGAATAGTTTTTCTCCAGTTCGGAATGAAGTCGCAGGAATTGAGAAGAACATATCAGAAATCTTTCCTTCACTGTCTGTCCATAATGCTCCACCCGATACACCACCTGTTGGTCCGCAATATTGTCCTACTCCTGTTCCGTCAAAGTATGGATATACTTGTGTGTTTGGTTTTAATCCGTAAGCATTTAATGTTATTGTTTTCGCCCTCATATAAGGAACAACACTAACATCTACTAATTTATTGTTTATTAATTTTTCTAACCGTTCTGGTAGTTTTCTAACACGAATTCCTACTCTACCTTCATTATTTTTAAGAGTTTCAGTAGAACGGACGGCAGCAGAATCAGCAAGTTTAATTCGGTTTTCAATATTACTTCCAGTTAAACCTGTACTAAACTCATTAAGATAATCTCTACCTCTATTTCCATAAATATCACTTACGGTAATAGTTCTGCCAGACCAGATAGATTCCCAATCATTCCATTGAGTACCATATCCATATCCCTGACTTTCGTTTAGTACTTTCCATCTGTCATTTTCACCTTGAGTATTAATTTTAACAAGTGGCGCTCCAGTTTGGTTATACCACCCATCAAAAGGATCATCAATGGTGATATGCCCCATCCACGATGGAACATTAAATGGGTTTACTTGTACAGTTCCACTTGCAAGTGGCTGCCAAACAAATTGACTATAAACATTATATGTTAATGTTGCCACACCATCCGAAGAAATAACTACGCTGCTTGTTGAACCAGAAACTTCAGACAGGTCTGAAGATGTACTAGTAAATTGTGGTCGTAAGTGACCATTTTCTGAATCAATCGAACACCTGTAATCTGCGTTTAAAACATCCCCTACTGCGTGTCCTCTGAATGGGTCTACTAGAATACCATTCTTGAAAATATCATCACCGTTTGCATCTGTAATTGAACGGGCTTCTGTTTGTTGTTCAAGTAAAGATAAACTTGTATAATATTCAAGATTTTCTACTCGTTTTTCAATCGCACCAATATCACGCATTGTATATCGTTTATTTTCAATATATTTGCTAGTAATATCATTGATATTAAATGTATATGCAGGTACAGTTAAAACATACAGTGTCATTGCATCATCTCTATCGGGAGGACTTTGTGGATTCAAAGCAGGGATACCACGAATGACATCAAACTCTCTTTCTTTGGTTAATACAATTTTATCAATTCGTGAGAGATAATGATCGTAAGATGATCTAAAGTCTTGTCCGTTTCTTGGAGATAAACCCAATGGGTTAATATTATCTCCAGTTTCTTTTGTTGCCCTAAAGTCAATACAATTTCTTAACGAGAATGATTTACCAGTTTTAGGACTTGTATAAATTGGAATGTCATTATAGTTGAAATCTGAAGTATCATGTGTATATGAATTAACAATAAATGGTCCAATACCAGACCCGTGGTCAAATCTACTGTAAGTGATTGTCATATCAACATCACCAGTTAATACACCACCACCAGTTCCCAATGAAGGATTGAGATACAACCTACCAAAGTCATAATAGTTATCTCGTTGACCATTATCCAATAAGAATATTTCTTTACATTCACTTCCTGTAAGACCAAATGCATTCTTTACAGTATCATTATTACTTTGTACTGAAATAACATCATAAATGTCATGATGATTTAATGTAAGATAATAAGAACCTGTAGTACCAGAAAGACCAGAACTCGATGCGTTATGAACATGAGCAGTAGTGCATCCTGTTGATCCTGTTGCAATACCTTCAACAAAAGTTTTCTTTCTAAATAATGGACCACCTGCCACGGCTAGAGTTGCATTTAATGTATAGTCTCCAACAGCAAGTTGCTTATTTGCATCGGTAGCGTGTCCAATTTTTAATGTTTTAGCAGAATCAGCACCTAACATAATTTGAATGTTAGTCGTGTCAACTCTTTCTCCTGTTACACCATTTGTTCCTGTTGCACCACCAGCAACCAATAAATAATAAGTTCGTTTATCATCATCTAATAATGCAGTATCTTGGTCACTTTCATATGCACCAACAAACGAAAGTGAATCACTTCCAGATGAAATTTCTACAACGGTAGATGCAGATGATTGTGTGAATGTAAATCCTTTATTTACTCTATATGTTAGATTGCTTATGTTTTTAATTGCATTACCAACTGGCGCAGGGAAAATTGCAGTATTAAAGTTGGGATCATTTAAAACAACACCACCAGTAATACCACCGGGACTTCCTGTTCCACCAGAAGCAGGAACAAAACCAGCAGTTAGACTTCCCGAACCTAATGTTGTACCACCACCAAACGAATTGATGTGTCCGAATGCAGTAATACCACCCAAGTTAATATCAAATAAATACATATTATATGATTGTGCATCAGAAGTCATTGAACCAGTATAATCATTATTTGGAACAATTGCTCTTACTCTTGCCGTACCTGTACCACCACTACCATTTAAAAGAATTTTAGGGTGGTTGTTTACAATCGGGAAACCACCAGTGAATGCACCAGCAGTAGCAGCGCCTTCTTCACTCGGAATACCACTTCGAACCTTTACATATTGTCCAAATTTTACATTATTCATTGGATGGGATGAAACTGAGTCAGCAGAACGCCCTTTGTCTACAAGAACATATTGTGTTCCCATAGTTTCAAACTCATATCCAAACACATATGCTTTACCTGATTGTAAACCGCAGGCTGCTTTACCAGATGTTCCACCACCAGATTCATCGAATGGTCCACCCAAAGATGAAAGTGATTCTCTTAAATCTATTTCAAATGGTTTTACTGTATATGAACCAGATTCATCATAAGTTCGTCTTGCTAAAGTTTTTTCAATTTCAGAATAATCTGTATAGTTCTTTTGAATAGTAGTTTTACCACCAATAAACCGAACAACCTCAAAGAAGTTTTTATCTGCAAATGCAGTAGAACCAGCAGTTGCACTATTGACGAAATTCTTGAACGATAAATTTAAATCTATTTTGAATCTGTCTGCACCCGGAGCATTGTAATTATACGAACCCGATGCAGGATCTCTTAAAGTATAATCTTCATTATAATTAATAATTTGTTTATCAGCAGAAAATCCTACACGGCTTGTAGGATCAAGAAAATCTCTGATTGTGGACGAAGCACCCGTAGTTCCATAAGGAGAGGTAGATTGAGTATCGGTTTTTACAAAATATCCATCATAAAAATAAATACCATTCGCAACAGTTGTTAATTTTGCTGTACCCGATACACCACGAACATATAAGGCATCAGTTGAAGGTGTTGAAGGACCTGTCGATGCAATTCTTGCTTGATATGTGTTACTACCACAAATACCTTGTACTACATCTCCTGGTGAAAACTGTTCCCCTGCCACTCCACCAGAACCACCATTTAAATATTGTACGAATAAAAGATAATAATCATCATCTGTAGTAATATCTGCACTTAAACCGTGTAAAACTTTTGCTTTTCTAGTATCGTTACTTGAACCTATTGTTAAATTTGTACCAATAAAATTAGCAACATCGATATTTCCTGTCGCTCCCGATGTTGGATCGGGTTTTTCAAATCGAATAAAAGTTATATCTTGATTGGTAATTTCACCACCAAGAATTCTAGAACCATCATTAAATATATGGTCGCCAAAAGTCTTTATTTGATTTTGGAGTACAGTTTGAAGTTGTGTAAGTTCTCTTGCTTGGACAGCGTATCCTGGCCTAAACAACATACGAAGAAACTTCTTATTAACATCAAAGTCATCGTAGTAGGGATCTGTATTAAATAATGTAGGGTCATATACCATCTATTGTAAACTCCTAAAATTACACATTAACTGCATTCGTCAAATCCAAGCATAATTTTAACTTCTTCGTCCTGTTCATAGTTTTTAGTAATACTCTTTATATTCTGTATATATAAGACTTGCCCCGACCCTATGTTTAAATCGGGGGCATCTATAGAATCTATTGCATGATTAGCAATAGAACCGCCAGTCGATGAATGAAAACCGCCAGTTACAAACCCACCACGAACTTCGTTTAAAAATAATTCTCCCGAAGCACCAGCAGTTTTAGACCATTTTACAATCTTACCAGTTTTTACGATACCAGTGACTGAATCTTTTTGATAGAAAAGAACATCGGGGGTGTACGAAGAATCAGTTAATGAACTAGTTGAATCAGTAATCACAAATTTATTCGTCAATCTATATGATTTTTCTAATGTTTCTTCGTCTTGAACATCTGTTAATTTGTTTGCTCTTGCAAGATTTTGGAATCCGCCTTGTGTGGTGAATTCAAATGTTACTCCTTGAGTGGAACTAAAGTGTTTGAGAAGTTCTCCCATTCGTCTTTCAACCGTATTGAACGAACCTTGCCAAGCAGTTCCTGTAGTGAATCCAGCAGAGTCACCCACCCAAAATTCTTCTACTGTAGTACCAGTCGATGTAAAGGTGTTGTCTGTGACTTTGACAATAAGTTCATAAGGTCCACTTGTCGGTGCGCTCCAATCTTGTACTATTCCCTTTGCTGTGGCGCCACTTGCACCTGCAAGACCATTATGTTGTCTTACTTCTCTACCAACTACATAATCGTTCGGCGCGCCACCACTTGCTGCCGTATCACTAAAAACAAGTCTAACATCAGTAGAGGCAGGATTATCTAATTCAAAATTTCCTTGAACATTTGAAAGTTCTAGTGTTCCTTGACTTCCTTCCCAAGTCCAATCTTGAATCTTTGCAGATGCTTGTGATCTTTCACCGACAATACTGTCTCCTGTTGCTCCTGTTGTTGTCAAAAATGTTTGGTCATTAAACCCTACAGTAGAAAAATATGGAACGACCACACTCATTTGTTTTCTTCTAACAATTTCAGTACCCGCAGTCCAACCATCATATGTTCCGCCTTTAATTGTCGGATTTTTTACTAATGTTATTTGACGGAAATCTTGAGCAACAACAAAATTAGAATCGTCACCCTTTACAGTGGTTCTAATCATGATTTTATCACTATTAAAATCATCTAAAGCATTCTTTGCATGACCACCTGCGAGAGAAATTATTGGTGAAAGTGTTGGTCCTGCTAAAGTTTTTCCATCAATTAAACTTACACCTAAAGTTCCACCACTTACACCCAATGGTAAAATTCTGGGAACAGCAACTGTATAATCTTTGCCAACATTTAACAAACTTACACTAGAAATATTTTTGTTTGAATCTACTGTAGCAATTGCTTCTGCACTCGCTCCATCACCATCAAACACAATATTTGGCATAATTTTATATCTTGAACCTTCTTCACTTCCTTGTGTAGTTTTGACTTCTTCTAATAAAGGTACATCAAAATATACGAGTCTACTTCCACCATCATAATCTGTTATAATTCTTCTTTGTCCAACACCAACATTAGCAGAAATATAAATTGCATATCCATTATAATAATCGTCATCATCATTCTCACCAGCAGAAAGATACATTGCAGTTGAACCAGCAGGAGAATCTTGTGCAAGTACAGGTTCATCTTGAGGGTCAGTGGATCTTTCCCATTGTGCATTTGTAAGGGTAGAAGAAACATCAGTAAAATCAATATGTTCTATAGCACCATTTACAGAGTCTTGCTGTGCGTCCCATTGATTTTTGGTAGCATCTATGGTATCATCAACAACATATTGAACGGGAATATAATCTGTTGTAATAAATTCTCTTGCATCTTCTGGAACTTTGTATACAAACTTCCATTTATATCCATCTTGAAGCGTTACTGTTTGGGATACGGTGTGTGTTGGCTCGTATAATGATTGTGCGCTGTTATTGTTACTAATACATTTATATACATTTCCGTTAATTGTATAAATAAAATACTGCTTTGGAGTGCTTGCAAATAAATTATCTGTATGATTATATGCATCATATATAGTACCATATGTCCAATTATATCTGCGAATCATATGATATATGTTTCTAGAAGATATTCGTTTTGCACCTATAGCATCTCTCCATGCTTGAAATCCTCTTTCTACATTATCAATATTTGAAGCAGGAAAAGAATCACCAGTAGTACCATATGGTCCAGATTCTGGTGGAGAAGTTATACCCCACGAATCAACTTTTCCTAATAACAAGAAGTATTGATCATCAGCATCATTACTAAAGTTATTGTACAAATCTTTAGCAAATGTTGTTTGTAGTTCTTTTCTTAATGCATCAGATGCCATTTTTATCTCCTACTATGCCCCACTATATCCACCACATACTCCAGTTTCGGTATCTCCGCTATGGAATTGCCATGATGCAGGCAAATTAACGATTGTTTCAAGTCCAAGCATTTTAATTGGTTGATTAATAGTACTTCCTGCATTTGCCTCTCCTACACTTCCAACGCCACCTGTTACGAAGGTATATGATATAGAATTTAATCCCGTATGGTTATCTATCTCAATAACATCACCCGTACCAAAATTATTCTCACTAGTCAAGTAAACTTTTAAAACATTACCAGTTCCACCAGATGTGCCAGGAATCCAATCTTTTACAATTCCTTGGGCAGACACCCCATTACCAATTGTTTGTTGAACCACATTACCAATAGTATAATCATATCCTGCCGTATATCCTTCTTCACTTTCAGTAAAAGTATTTACAAAAATTTCTCTTGGAAAATTATCTGGAAATCTTGACTGAAAAGATGAATTAATACCCCAATATGTATATCCAAATAATGTAGAACCAGCATCAAGTGGACTACCTAATGGGTCGTGTGTCGTACCTTGAGTATATAATACAGTACCATTTCCTTTTCCTGTGGTTTGTACAATTCCAGTTGCTCCACCTGTTGCTTCGATTTCTTCTCCTACTTCAAATCCCAATACTCCACCAGTGCCATTACTGTAAACAAATACCACTCCACCCGTAGCAGTTCCTCTAGACCATTCAAATATAATTCCAGTGGCGCCAGAAGAAGAACCAGTAATACCTTCACCGTTTCTAAATGAACCCAAAGTAAATCCACCATCACCTGTACCAACAATAGAAATTCTTCCACCTGTTATACCAAGACAATGATTTGTTGCAGTAGAGCCAGGATTAAATCCTGTAGGATATAAATCCACGGTTGAACCAGTTGCGGTGGATCCCCGAAGGTCATCAATAGAGTTTAATGTATATGGGGTATAGTGTCCTATAACTGGTGTTTCTGATCCGTCAAGTTTTGTAAAGTATGGAGATGCGATAGTTGCACTATTAAACAAAGAAATATTACCAAACATTTTAGTTCCTGCTGGGTGAACCAATTTCTTTGCTTGCTTTAAGTAAGTTTCTAATGCAACTTCTGATTTTAAAACATAAGAATGTTCTTGATAAAAATCATTATCTCTTATAAATTTATTAGAACTGAGTTTTCCATCATTATTAGAATAATATCCGGGATATACACATAATGCTTCTAGTTTTGCAGTTCCTTCAGCATTACCATCTCCAGAAGAACTTCTAAAATTAACTGGTAATGTTTCTGTTGTACTCTTATAATTTACACCAAAATTATTAATGGATACTTGCACGATATTACCATTGGCTCCAACTTGAGATACTTTTCCTGAAGCACCCACCCCAGACAAATATTCAGCACTTCCATCATCTATAATAACATTATCGCCAGACCTATAACCAGAACCACCAACATTAATATCAATTACAGAAGGAACAGAAAATATAACTTCTCGTATTTCAGAACCATCGTCTATAGTTCCTCGGATTTCAGAACCCTGAGTAAATATTCCATTAATACTTTTTAAAAATAATTCCGTAACATTGTATTGATTAACATTGTATTGAATCACAGATTCTACTGTGGCTGAAGCCGTTATATCACCAACTCCAAATTTATCATATTGATATATTTTTTCTCCTAATAATTGGAAATTTGACGACCCATTGTTAGATGTTACTTTTATAGATTTGTCTTCTATCCATTTACCATCAGATACTCTGAGAAGGTCTTCTCCGGGATAATAAAAATCTGCATCGCTGTCGTGCAAGACTCGAAGTATTAATTTGATTGCTTTTTCAGTTCCTTTAGAACTATAAAAATCAGAAATGTTTTTAAGAAATGTTTTTTCGTTTAAAGATTCTCCAGAAGAATTGATGGCGAAAATTTTTGGAAAATCTGCAATGTATGTTTTTTGAAAATATGTAACAAATGAATCTAATGTTCTATCGACATCAAGAGTATCCATAAATGTCAAAGAAATTCCTGCTGGATTTTCTGTTTGTTCCATCCATTCATAATATGCTTCCATAAAATCAATAAATCCTTGGTGATTGTTTTTAACATATCCGGGTACAAGTTCTGAAACAAGATTTGAAATCTTATTTTCACTACTTGCAGTTTTTCCTGTAATAAGTGTTGGTACATTGGGTACTTCACCTTCTCCAGGACTTCCACCACCACCAAGTACACCAGACATTTATTACGAACCTCCACTTATTGAAATCGAAGCAGGAGCATCTGATGCAGAATATGGATTATATGGTGCAACAGTAACATCTACCGAATCTGTATCTGATGTATCAATTTTTAAAATAACATTTCTTTCAGATAAAATATCTTTGTTAGCAGGCACCGCATTAATTTTTAAAAGACTACCAGTGGATGATACAGGAAGAAAATCTTTAATCGAAACAATTCCTGTAGTATAATCAACTGTTCCAGCATCTTCTACTAAATAAATATTTTCTCCATCAATTACTTCAAATATTCTCATGTTTCCTGAACCATCATCATCAAAATATGCAGAAACGGTAGTTCCATCTGATTTAGTATACGAAAATGCACTACTGATGATGACGGGAATATGTCCATCGTGAGGATGAAAAATAGGATTTTCAAATTTGACAGTGTAAGATCTTACCTTATTTAAAGTTAATTCAATTCTTTTTTGTAAAGTAATTGCAGTTTCGTTTCCTAAAATAGATTCATCAGCATCATCTAAAAATTTGACAAATTTAGAAAATCTTAAATTCCTACTAAACTTTTCTAGATTTAATAAAGTATATGCAATAATTTTGGCATTAACTAATGTTTTTATATCGCTCATAGTTTTTGTAGTAGAATCAGCATCATAGGAAACATTACTTTTAATAAGAACATAAAGATAATTTGGATCTACAATATCGGGTATAATGCTTACAACATTTTGGTCTTTTATTAGGTTTTGTAAACTTAATTTATCGTTATTACTTAGTGCTTCCCCTGCTGTGGGATTTATTGAAACAAATACTTTTCCGTATTCTGGTGGATCATTATCTTCACCGCCCCAAACAAATACATCACTTGCTTTTGAGTAATTTTGTGTGATAAAAGATGTATAATCGTTTGCTGTTACTGTTCTATTTTGAGATTGAAAAGACCTAGGTGCATTAAATCTAATTGAATCTAATGATTCTTTGTCAGAACCACCAGAAGTTTCTGAAACAACTTCAATGTCAACAAGGTCTGTAATTGCACTGGATGAAAATGCTCTATTTCCAGCAGTTTCAGTGCTTCCAATATTATTTGCATTCGCACCTGAACAAACTATGTAATCCAATATAACGACATTTCCAGAGTCAGGTTTCTTTCCTATGATATTGTCACCAAAGTATACTTCAAATTGTCCATCTTCAGTTTCTTGGACCCAATATGATTTTGTCGTAGATGTCAAGGATGTGATATCTGTAACTCTTGACCATGTATCACTATATCCTGTAGAATCTGTAGTAGAAGTTTGAACATATACTGATAAGGTACTAGTATCTACATTTTTATCTGGAATGATAAATCGTTGAGTGTCATCACTGTTGTCTACAATGTAACTGTAATTTCTATAAGTACCTTCTTTGATTATTACATTTCTGGCTATTTTCTGTGTGGAATTCAAAACTTCGAAAGTTTCTACATCAGGATTATAAAATGTGTATGTTGTCCCGTCTTTTACTCCAACAAATTTAGATCGTTTTGTTAAAAATGTTGTTGAAGTATCATTATTAGTAATGGTAATATCTACCGTAGCACTTGCACTCGTTTTAGAAGTTGGAGAATATCCCAGTGATTTGGCATGAGAAATCACGGAGGATCTTTTAATTGCACTGTCTAAAAATAATTCATTGGCAATCATGTTGTTGTAAAATCCAAGATAGTGAGTTGTGTATGCCAATAAATCTAACATCACAGAAATTCCAGACCCTTCAAAATTAAAGTCTGAAAATTCACTTCGTCCACTTAGATAATCTTTAAGATTGTTTCTTATAGTTAAGAAATCTAATTGATTTATTTCAAGTTTATTATTTGCCATTATCGTAACCTCTCAAGTTGGACGGAAATATTTTGTGGTTCTGGAAAATTCTCGACACGATATGCAATCGTTACATTATATGTATTTTGGTCTGGAGATGCCACTATCCGAATATCCAACAATTTAATTCTTGGTTCGTGTGTTCTTAAAACATTTTCTATTGATTTTCTTAGTTCAATTTTTGTTAGGGGTGTCGCAGGCTCAAAAAGAAGATTCCTAATTTTTGAATGTATATCTGGTTGAAATGGCTTTTCGTATTTCTTCGTATAAATCAAATTTCTAACAGACCTCTTGATAGCGTCAAGACCTATTTTTTGAACAACATCTCCTGTGGTGGGATGTGCAATAAAGTTTAAGTCCAAGTCTTTATATCGATTTAAATTTGATTCTGATGCCATAGTATTCCTATTGTATTTATATCATTTATTTGTTTTTTGACTCTGTAATTCTACTTCTAGTAAACTTCTACTTCTATGCATCCAATCTTCTACAATTTCTGATTCAATTGTATCGACTTTCTCCCAACTACACCACTGAATCATCACATAACCAGAAACCATACCGCCAGTTTTAATTGGCAGAATAGAAAATGCTATTACATTGCTGCTTTCCAAAAAATGTTTTGCATATGATTCATCTAACTCTGAAACCAATCTAATTTTTGAATTGTCTTCTTTAACAGCACTTAAAACTGGCAAAAACATACTCAAAATCAAATCTTGTTTTTTATTTCCTTCTGTAACTATGCTCCGTTGAACAGATTCGTGTGTCAAAGAAGATTTCTTCATAGAAATACCATCCAAAAAATGACCACTATTATGAAATTGTACCAATTGGGCTCTAGCACAATCCACCATTATTCTTAATTCGGTTAAGGTATCTTGTATTTTGGTATGGACATCCCAATATACTGAAGGAATTTCATCCAATGGAGATAAAATATTTCTTTTCTTTTTTACTTTCTTTCTCCATCTGGTAAGAAAGTAGGTAATGATGCCAGCAAAAACTGCTCCCAGAGATACACCAACTTTTAACCAATTGTTCCAATGTTCTATGTCCAAAATACGCTCCTTGTGTTCTATTATGTATTATCTGTAGGCAGGGCATTTAATTTTTGTTGCAAATTAGAATTAGTAACTACACCTTTAATCAAATGCCCTCCGAAACAAGGATCATTTTGACTTCCTAATACCATATTCCCTAAACTAAATTTCTTAACATAACTTAATGCACTACTGTATGCCGAATTATCACTATTTATAAGTGTTCCTAGACCAGAAGATGCACCGGCTATTTCGGTTGTAAAGTTGCTCAAGGTATCTTCAAATCCCACAGGATAATTTCCAGAAGTGACTCCTAAATTATCTTGTATAAATGATGTTATGCTATTTTCTATTGTATCTGTTGCAGATTTTATTGCAGCATCAGCGGGTCCGAGTATACTTCCAAACACTTGACTAAAATTATCTACCACACCACCAATCATAGTTTCTTGTGCAGAATTAAATGCTGATGCTATTCCATATAATCCTAAAAGTCCCGGTTCATCGTTTGGACCTAAACTGTCCAAATTTTTTCCAGATAATCTATTAGAATGTGTTTGATATACTCCAACTTGACTTGATAAAGAATTCAACGCACCAGATAATCCATCAAATATAATCGGGAAAGAAGCAGACGCAATTAAATTTGTAGTATTAGAAATGGCGGTGTCAACTGCACTAATAGCACTGGCAACAGGATTTTGAAATGCATTTCCGTCCATTACAGTTTGCACTACATCTTTTTCGCCGGGTGTTAGAGTAGCAGACGAAATATTACAACCGCTTGTTGGAAAATATCCCATAATTAATCTCCTGCGTAAACATTTCCAGAACCATTTGCAAGATGACCACATGTTGCAGAATCACCTTGCCGTACCACACCTCTACCGTTTGCTCTTACAGAATAAGAACTTCTAATCATTTGAGGACCAGAATGTTCATCTTTACCGTGACCAGCAACAGGAGAATATAACAACGCAACAGGCAACCCATTCACATTAACATTACCAGCACCAGACAATATTGTGCCACCTGCTGTATCTAAATATGCTCTTGAAATTCCTGCCATTTTATTTCCTAGTTTAAATCTATAGAACTTCCTGCTAATCTCATAGGACCACCAGATTGAATATTCATATGTCCATCAGTTTTAATGTCTAAGTTTCCATCTGATGTAATAACAACATTTCCATCATTAGTAGTGGTCACGGAAACATTACCATCTACCGTTTGTGTGACACTACCACCAATTACTTCATTTACATCACCGTCTATTTGTATATCTGCATTTCCTTTAACATATAATGTAAGATTGCTATCGTTTTCATCTCCAATCAAAACATTTGCATTACCAGAAATGTGTACGAATTTCTTTCCGTATATAATTTCATAGTCATCATCAACTACTTTTGTTACTCTACTTCCATCAGGATAAATTTCTTCAAAAGTTCCTCTTTTATGATAAGTATGAATTCTTTCTGCGTTAGGTGTATCATCAAATTCTTGAATGTGTCCACTCTCTGATTCATACACATGATTGTATGGATATGTTGCATCAAATTGTGTTGGTGGTTCTACCCATCCATGTTCATTCTTTTCGTTTGCGGTTGGGCGACCTCCCGTTCCAGCAGACAAAATTTTTGATTCGACTATTGTTCCAGTTGTAATCCCTCTAGCCAATCTATTTGTATCAGGTTCACCTAAGTAGTTTTCTTTTGGATATGTTCCAGATGGGTCATTAAACCCCTTAGATGGTTGTGATGCAAACTGTGGTATCCCTCCAATAGTTCCAAAGAATACTGGCTCTTGTGCATTTGCACCATCTCTAAAAAATCCAACAACCCAAGTTCCCTCGACAGGTCCGAGCGGAGTTTGACCAATACCATTCATTGCACCAGAAGTAATTGGTTGTATTGGATATGCCCAAGGTAAATCTTCTGTTGGTATTCCTAATTTGTTAGCAGTATGCCATCCCAATACACGGATTCTACATCTACCAAGTTCCAATGGGTCGTTTCTATCTTCTACAACACCTTGAAACCAAACAAGTCCATCTTTTCCCATGTATTCTTGCATTACGGTGCTGGCTCCGATTCATAATGAATATAATCTGGCATTCTTTCAATGAATGAATCTTTAGATAATTCTAATCTCATTTCATGTCCACCCAAAGTAATAGAATGTTTGATTCTCGTTATCAAATATGTTGCAGTAATGTTTGGGTCTAATGCAGAATAGATATCATTCTCTTGTTGCTTTCTGTCTGTTACATTGACTCTGACTTTATCTCCTACCCTTCTATTTGAATCTCCTAAAACATTAAATTCAATTTTAGAAGACTTTAACTGATTGATTAATGAATCATGAGATAACATCCATTGTTCTTGTCTGGTGTTATCGGGATATTCTAAAAATAGGTCATCAGAATTTTCTATGTTTTGAATAGTTCCGTGAATCCCTGAATGTTTTGGAGAAAAATATTGTTTAGAATCTGCATGTCTAGCATAATAATCTGAAAGAACAGGAAGTATAGGATAATCATTGAGAGATTTTTCAGAATCAAATCCTTGTGTATAATTGTAATTTGTTTGTTGCCATTCTTTTGTCACAATATCATGTGTAATCATACTAGACGAAAATGTACCCTTCGGTATTTCTTTAGAACGATCGAATCCTTTAACTAATATTGGACCGTTGATATTTCTATGAGTGGTATCATAATCATCTTCAGTATCAATTTCTTCTCTGGATTCTATCTTCTCGTAAATTTCCCTCACTGGTCCTCTCATCAATGATGTTAATGAGACAAATTTAAATCCATCTAAGTCTTCATAGAAAACATAGTTTGCCCTATCGGGATATTTTTCTGAAATTGATCTTTTAGATAACCAATTAATTGCTGCGTTTGGTCGCCAATTTGGAATAACAAACTTATGAGAACCAAAGGTGGGTTCTACTTTTATTCTTGGTGCTTCCCCACCAAAATCATTTCCTTCATCTAATTTTGCAAGATAAGAATAAAATATATCCTTAACCATTTCAGAAATTCTTCCCTTATAAGATTTACTAACTTTTTTTGTAATATTCATCAAGAAAAATGGCGAGATAAAGTGTAAATCGTATATCTGGGTTTTATTGTTTTTTGTTGGAATTCTTTCTGATATCTTATCAATTATAAACAGTTTTGATATAGGTTCAGTTCCCGGAGTTGAAAATGTAAAGAGTAACATTTCCTGACCAGTTAAAGGAAGAGACGCAGGCAAATTAGAAGCATCTATTATAGAAACTCTTCCAGTAATATTATTTGAAAATAAACTTTCATAAATTTCTACCATAGCAAAATGGTCTACGATACTAACATCCATACCATTTAAAGAAACTATACGAACATCATCAATCCTGACATCCTTGTTTCGAAGAATAGAATCTAGATTTTGCGTTACTGTAGTTTGTTGTTCGTGAGGTGTCATTGCTTAATTAGATGTTTAAATTCAGAAACCACTTGAGGCAGATGCTTTGGGTCCAATAATGATATACTTCTATTCCCTTCATTTAATTCATCTTCATATTGATAATTTGTCTTGACATAAGAAGATGAATCATTAAAAATATACGAATATAATAATGTTTGTCCATAAGTAACTCCACCAGAACCCAAAGACAGTTGAGTAGTTCCGTCATACTTTGATAGAGGATCTAACCATACAACAGAACTACCCGTACCTCCACCAATATCATCATATCCAGCAGTAACAGAACCGCTAGTTTCAAAGTGATGAAGTGCTTGTTTAGAATCTGTGACAATTCGTTTTACTGTAGCACTTCCAACATAATCATTCCATCCTGTTCCACCACTTGAATTAAATGCTTTGATTTCATCACCTTTAGTAAAACTATGAGTTTTATCAATATCGGTTACAACAATTTTATGTAAGGTTGAATCATATTCTGATACAAGTCCTCTGAAACCTGTAGAACCTGCCGCTCCACCAGATAAAGAAGTTTGTATAACTGTATCGTTGGAACTAAATGAACCAGAAATACCATCTACAAAGAGTGACACCCCATTATATTTTGATTCTAATTTCTTTTCAAATTTTCTAGTACTTAGAGGCCATTCAAATAAAGGATTTATCATATTGTTAAACGATAAAACAATCCAGTGATATTCGGGTGAACCATATAAATTATCTGCAACCATTTCTGGTGTTTCATAATCTTTAATATCATATTGTACGAAGAATTGAGAACCAGTCATTCCTTGAGAACTAAATGATACTCGTCTCAAAATATCTACCGCAAGTTTAGCGCCAGAAGTTGATCCTGTTGCAGAATCTAATAATATCTTTGGAAAAAACTTGAAGTACATATTAATAACCTTGTTCTATTAATTCGGAATCCAATAGTGCCATTTCTTCAAATGTCAATGACATAATCATGTTTGTTGGCGCGCCATTTGCAAAAGTAGAAAATGAACCACTCGATGCATAGTCAACATTAATTTCTCGTAATGCACACCTACCAATTTTATTGAGCCAATCATTTTGTACCGGCTCACCGTTTATCATTGTGTAGTATTCAATTTCAAATTCAGCAGGGAAAGTATAAAAAGTACCTTTACCAACTGTTCTATTTAATTTTGGATATGCGTGTTTCTTGAATGTTTGAATTATTTGATATGCTCTAACACTTTCCATTTCATTTCTTGGAGAAAAGTTAAAATTCAATTCAAATTTTCTAGAAATTGGTTCTCTAAACATCAATTGTTTTCTTGGGTTTGGGACCATTCTCAATTCTGCCAACAGTGCTGCTTCGGTATTTAATCCACCACCAACAACCGTGCCAACTGTATCTAAAGCACCAGTTAATTTTGTTATACCCAGTTTAGCAATTTGACCTTGTAAATCATTAAATACATTCTGAGCAAAACTCAAATCTTGTTGTTCATATTCTAAAACTGATAATGATTGAATTTTTTGTGGCATATACAGAGCAACAGTATCTTTTGTTCTAGCGCGTGCTTTACCAAACCTTATTAGTCTTCCTTGTGTATTTTCAAGAACTTCATTTGCTGTCATTTCTTGAGTTTTTTCAGTCCATTTCTGAAAAGATATCAATGCATCTTTTTCTTCGGTAGAAAGTGATGCTTCACCAGCAAGTTCTCCTATTTCCCATCCACCCCATGCTGCCAATCCAGCACCTATGAGAGATGCAATCCCTTTTAATGCCATCACTCTCCCGCCACCACCACCTTTTCCTACTGTTGTTATCCACTGTAAGAATCTAGGAACAGTTCGAGTAGTTAATACAGAACTACCAGCAATGATTGCACCATTTGTTGCATATTGATTAGTTTGTTCGGAAGCATCTTCTACCAATCCTTCTTGTTCAGTTTCTAAATTTGCCATCAAATCGCCATAAATATGAAATACCACAAAATGATTTATATCATTAGTACCTAAATTTAGAGGAAATTCTAATTTTTGTTCTGGTTTACCTTCCAGACCGCCTGTTTCCGCAGGCTGAATATCTAATTTTCCAAAGACAGAATCCTGAACACTTACTGTGTCAGAAAATAGTGGTGCCAACGAATCTCTTGCAGTATTAGTCATTAATATCTCCTATAGATAGAATATATAACTATATATGGCATACAAAGGACGATACAAACCGAAACAACCGAAAAAATATATCGGTAATCCTACTAAGATTATATATCGCAGTTTACTTGAAAAAAGATTCATGCTTTACTGTGATAAAACTGATGCAATCTTAGAATGGGGTTCTGAGGAAGTTGTAGTTCCATATAAATCTCCTGTTGATAATCGTATGCATCGATATTTTGTAGATTTTATTGTAAAACTTAAAAATAAAGATGGAATAACAGAAGTACTTCTAATAGAGGTAAAACCAAAAAAACAATGCTCACCACCAAAAAAGCCACAAAAAAAGACAAGAAAGTATTTCACTGAGATGAAAACTTATGGGGTGAATACTGCTAAATGGAAGGCAGCAACCGAATACGCAGAAAATAAAGGTTGGAAATTTATTATCATAACAGATGAAACATTGTCCCCATAATCAACATACATATTCATATGCCAGACGAACAACCAGATAAACAATCAGGACAAGATATTGCAGGTTCATTATATAGGGGTGGAAGAATTTCCAACCCAGATGTTATCCTTTCCCGAAAAAATGTATTTGATGCACTGGATGAATTGTTTAAAGAAAGTGGAATTAAAAGAGGAACAAGAGATGCAATCAAATGGTATCGAGAATTAGTTAGAGAATTATTTGATTTGTCTGATGTAAGTCCTGAAGAAACTTTCCTGAGAGATGAATCAAGATTAATACAAAAATCTGGTATGAGAAGAAGAACAGGAAGAATGTTTCTGTTTAATTATATACCAAAAACAAGATCAACACTAAAGTACTATGATTCTGTTCCATTAGTTTACATTTTAAAATTTACAAAAGATGGATTTCTTGGACTAAATTTGCATTATTTAGACATCAGATTGAGGACAGTATTGTTTAATAATTTACAAATATTATTGAGTGGTCCAATTGAAAGTGACTTCACTAGACTAAGAATCAATACCGAAATATTAAAAGGTTCAAGAAAATTTAGATATTATAGACCTTGTATCCGTAACTATAAAACTAAATATATTGGTTCTCGAATTTTGCAAATACCACCGAAAGATTGGGGAGTTGCGATTCACCTTCCAATAGAACGATTTAAAAAGAAAAATAAATATCAAGTATGGACAGAAAGTAGACGAAAATTGGTTCAGGAAATAGAAGGAAGCAAAGAAGCATAATGGCAAATGTTCCAACAACAATCAATAGTTTGATTGCTAACATAGCACATTGGGGTAGTTCTTATCCTCACAAATATGAAATAGCATTTTCTAATTTAGATGCACTGTCTAATTTACGATTGTGTGTTTCATGTGAAACCTGTACGATGCCTGGAAGGAACATTTCAACCCAAGATATTAAAATGCACGGTCCTATTAATGAAATGCCGTATGAAGTTTCATATTCTGGTGATTTAGATGTCACCTTTAAACTTTCAAAAGATTTTAAAGAACGAGTGGTGTTCGAGCAATGGCAAAACGAATTTATTGTAAGTCCTGATACTCATAATTTTGGATATTTGGATAATTATAAATCCGAAATTGAAATTACACAACTTGATGAAGAAGATAATCCAATTCACCGAATCATATTAGAAGATGCGTGGCCAAAAACAATTGCTGCTATAGAATATGGTGATGAAAGAGGAAACGAAATAAACAAACAAAGAGTTGGATTTTCTTTTCGCAAATGGCGTTCAGAAAAACCAGATGCTCCAGGATTTCTTGCAGGAATCCTAGGAAACTTAGATTTGGTTGGAAGATTAGAAAGATTAATTATGCCTTTTGGTGGTCAAGATTCACCAATTCCAATGATACCAACTGCAATAGGAGGGCATGTTGTACGACTGCCTTGGGGACTAGACCCACAACACATGACAGGACAACTTCAAGATATTTTAGGAGATGCCTTGGGAGACATCATATAACATGGAGAATAATATTATGACATTACCTAAACTTACACTACCAAAATACAATTTAAATATACCATCAACAGAAAAAAATATATCATTTAGACCATTTTTGGTACGAGAAGAAAAAGCATTATTGATGGCATTTGAAAGTGAAGATATAAAAAATATTATAACTGCAATGAAAGATATCATACAAGAATGTACATTTGGTAATGTAGACGCAAACGAATTACCTTTAGCAGATATGTGTTTTATCTTTTTAAACATCCGTGCAAAATCTGTCGGTGAAATTGCAGAACCATCTTTAACCTGTGAATCGTGTAATGAAACCAATTCAGTATCAGTAGATTTGACCGAAGTAAAAATTACAAAAGATGAAAACCACTCTAATAAAATTGAACTTGATGCAGGTAAGGGAATTATAATGAAATATCCCACCTTATCAATGCAAAATGTATACAACACTCAAATATATTCACCAGACAATATTAATTTCACTGCTGAATGTATTGATATGATTTATGATGGTGATAAAGTTTATAAATCTAGTGAATATACGACAGAAGAATTGATAGAATTTATTGACGGATTAACCCATTCTCAGTTTGATAAAATTCTAGAATTTTTTGAAACCATGCCAAAACTTTCACATGATGTTGAATTTGAATGTATAAAATGTAATCATAAAAATAAATTTACACTGGAGGGTATTCGAGATTTTTTTCTTTAAGCCTCTGTCATGAGGCACTGACTTCATACTACAAATTAAATTTTCAGATGATGCAACACCACAATTATTCATTAGAAGATTTAGAAAATATGATACCGTGGGAAAGAGAAATATATGTTACACTTTTAACTCAATACATTAAAGAGGAAAATGATAAAATTCAACAAAATACAAGAATGTAAACCATGGCAGACATAAACACCACAATTAAAAAACTACAGGATAAGGTTGAAGAAGCCAAAAAAGGTGTTCGCGCTACCATGACCGTTGAAGAATTGAGTCGTGAATCTATAAGAGATATTGTTCGAGAAGTTGGAGAAACAAATGCATATTTGAATAGTGTATTTGATAAACAAGATACAGATTTAGGAGTCACTACCAGAGAACTTAGAAACGAATTAAACAAACTTGTAGAAGAAAGTACAGATGCAAGTAGAGACAGATTAAGTGAAATAGAACAAAGAGCAAAAGACATTGCTACTGTTGCGGGTGAAGAAGGCACAGATGAAAGTGAATTAATAAAACAAATGGCTCAAAATGTCCGAGGTGCTGCTAGAAAAGCAAGAAGTGTATCTGCTACTAGTGGTAGTACTGCTGTATTGGGAGAGAGTTTATTTACAGGATTATTTGGAGATAAATTTGGTAGATGGTTATTAGATACTCCCGCGGCAGGAAAAAATCAAAAGAAAAGAAGGCTTGCAGAACTTAGATTGCAAGTTGCACAAAGTAGATTATCAGAGATGGTAGGTGGTGGTGTTGCTTCGTCTACAGAATATGCAGCAGAGGAAGCAGAAGAAAAAAGAGAAGCAGAAATTCGAGAAACCGATGTGAAACGAAAAGAAGATGAGGTAATTGGTCTGTTACATCAAATTCTTTTGTTGTTAGGGAAAAACGGAGTTGCATTAGATTATGGTGGTACTGTTCCTGATGGTGCAGGTGCTGCGGGCGGTGATGCGGGCAGTGGTGGAATAGGTGTAGGTGATGTTGTCACCACGATAGGCGCTGCCGGTGGTGCTGCAACAATTGCAAATCCTACTTCAAGAAATTTTATTTGGAGAAATATTAGAAGAGTATTGGGACTGGGTGCTAATAGCACAAAAAACATGGCGTCTAGAACAATACCAAGGGCAATAAGCACAGGCTTATTTTGGGGCAGTCAAGGTTGGGGTAGAACAGTAACAGCAAAGGTTACAGAAAAATCAACAATGGCAATGCTATCAAATGGAATGCGATTAGTTGTTGATAAATTTGGAAAAATTACCATCAGAAATTCTGCTGGAAGAATGGTAAAGAATCAAGCAATGCTATTAGAGCAATTAGGATTACCTTCTGCTTTAAGAGCAGGTTCAACTGCTGATGATGCATTAAAAATTGCAATAAAAAGTGGACGAATGGCAAGACCAGGATTTTGGAGGAATTTCTTAAATCCGAGACTAACCGCAAGAGGTCTAGGAAGAACAGCACGAACAAATGCCCTGTTTATGCTTCCATTTGCTACCTATGATGTTCTTAGCGGAATGACAGAATCATATAAAACTGGAGGACATCAAACATTAGGTGAAATGTCGATGGACGCAACTGCTGCTTATGGTGGTGCTACTAAAATGCTAAGAGGTATAACCTGGTTAAATGAACTATTAGGACAAGATTTAGGAACTAATGAAGAAATTGCTCAAGGGTTAGAAGCAGCATTTCATGGTGTTGATATGAGTAAGCAATGGGATATGATGAATGTTATATTACCTGCTAGGCGTAAAAGACAAAAAAAATTATTAAAAATGATGGCGGGTGGATTTGACCCAAAATCTACACACGGGAAAAGAATCTTTTATTCTGGTCAACTTATGAATTTGCTTTATGATTTGAAACAAAATCCAAATATGACAGAATATCAAATGAGATATGTTGATGACCCACCGGGTTATGTACCGAAACCAAGGTCAGTTACATCTGTAATGGATTCATTAATAGACCAACTCGCATATGCAATTGCAGAAGATGAAGCCAAATTGGACGGAAAACCACTCGACCAACAAAGAGTTATTCAAATCAGACGAATGTTAAAAGAAGGAAGATTTGCACCACTAGATGCTACAAATGGTGTAAGTCTTTTGCCTACTAGAATTATTGACAAAGATAAACGAGTTCATTTTAGAGCAGAGATAATTAATAATTTAATGGAAAGTGGTGGCTTTGGTCTTCATAGAAACTATTTAAACAAAAGAATATTTGGACCTAGCGTGTCAAGAAACACGGTAGATACAATTAATCAATTAAACAGCAATGCAAGTCTTAGATTAACATCAAGTAATGTAAGTAACGCAGATAGAGCATTGGCAATGCTTATCAATCAAGACAATAGGCAAACTAATAACACGACAATGATTGCTGACCCGTTATTAGATGATGCACATTCAACAATAAATCGAGAAAGAATCAATGTCAACGAAGAAAACTTTAGTTTAAGTTGATTTAATAAAAAAGACCCCTACCAACGATAGGGGTCTTTAGGGGGTGGCGAAATTTAGGATACCCGACTATCCATCATTTGCCAAATTCTCAAAGTATGACAATGCATCACCATCTTCAACATCTTCACCACTGATGTCATTGCTTTCCTTTGAGTTTTCAGGAGGAGAGTCAAAAGGAGTTTTAAAATCTTCTTCTGTTGTGTCCTCTGCTGTTTTGGTGTATTGTCCATCTGAACCCAAAACACTATTCAATCTAACTTTTAATTCATCATATGATTTAAAATTAGATTCATCTGAAAATTCTTTAAGAGCATATTGACTCTTCCAAAGTTCTTCCAACTTTGCATCATCTCCATCAAGAACGGCAGAAGATGTTTCAAATTCACTCTTATCATAATTAATGAATCCTGCAACCTTACGAACTTTTAGTCTAAAGTTTGCACCTTGCCACAAATCAAACGGATTGATTGCTTCTTCATCTTCAAATTCTGGCTTCATTGTTTCCATAATCTTGTCGAAGATTTTCTTTCCAAACTTATACAAGAAAACTTTACCTTCGTTTTCAGGATTTTTTGGGTCACTCACAACAAGAATATTTGCAACATAACTCAATCGCCTTTTACGATTTCGTGCAATATCTTTGTCTGATTCAATACCACTATTCCACAATGCGCTGTTTGCTTCGCATACTGGACATTTTTTACCCAAAGTTGTTGGACAATTATCAATCAACCAACCGCCTGGTCCTTTAAACCCATGATTAAAAACACGAACCCAAGGAAGGTCCTCATTTTGTGATGCTGGAAGAAACCTAATCACAGCATATCCGTTTGATGCTTTGTCTAGTTCTGGCTTCCAGAATCTGTCGTCTTTATATGACTCACTCTTTTTCGACAACTTATCGAGTTCGGTCGTAAGTTTGTCAAAATTACCTCTTGAATCTTTTTTCAAATCTTGAAATGACATATATTTGTCTCCTTATTCGTTGTGTACGGTATGTACGGTGTATTCGATATGTTTATTATACTACAGAAATTACTTCAGTCAAGTAAATTATACTGGTAATTCTGAATTTTTTGGTAAAAGGTTATAATCCATACCTTCAACCTGAATTTTTTCTATAATAGGTAAAGAAAGCAATTTGGCAGATGATTGTGGGTCTAGTTGTGTTTTGTCTGAAACAGTTAAAACAGCCTCTATATAAGAACCACATATTTTTGCCTCTTCTTCAACCATATGGCAGAATTCAGACGAATCTATACTAATCATGATACAATCTCCTATTCATATATATGAATGATACTATAAATAATTTCAATGTCAATTCATTATACATATATTCAGTAAAATATTTTACTATTAGGAGAAATATATGAGTAAAGGTACAATCCAATTAGGTGCTGGATCCAGCGATGGCGCGTTTATATTAACAGAACAATTTACGGGTACAGCAACAGGGGTTAGTGGTGCAACTACTGGACCAATTGATGTACAAGTTTTTAAAATTGCTTGGGGATCAACTGGAGAATTTTATTGGGCAGATGAAGAAACATCTGGCTCAGGTACAGCGGGTGCTGGTGCTGCACCCCTTCCAATTCAATTAAGAGACAGTTCTGGTAATGCATTCAGTTCCACCGCAATCACTGGTTCTTCAAACAGAATGCTTGATGTAAATATTAGGAGCCAATCTGGAACAGGTTCTGTTTTATACATTGCAAATAAAGATGCAGGAGCAGTAACTGGCTCATATATTGCCGTGGCAGGCAGCACAGATGGTGCATATATTCCAGTTGCAGGTTCAACTGCTGGTGGTGCTATTCCTCATATTGGCGCAACCACTGACAATTATCTCACATCACCCACAGGTGGTACACAAGGATGGGAAGGAACAATCTCATCAAAATTAAGAACTATGACATCTGCCGTTCATTTATTGAAGCACGGCGGAACGGCAAATGATGGAAATTATTATGCAAGTGGTGTTTCCGCAGACATTCGTTCATCTGCAACACTTACAATGCAGGCAACTGGTGGAATGACTGCCGCAATCAGTGCTGTAGCATCAGGAGTTACAATTGGAATTGGTAGTGTTTCTGTTGATAATCCTGTAGTAATTGCATCGCGAACTGCTGGTGCAACATTTGAGCAAGTAAATGGTACATCTACCACATTACAATCGGGTGTGAGAATTAAAAATGTTGCTGGTTCTGGAACTATTACAGTAACATATGATTCTGCCGCGGGCACTACCACAGGAATGACTGGTGGATTTGAATTGGACGACAGAGAAGAATTGTTTGTCGAAGCAGATAATTTAAATACCGTATACATAAAAAGTGGTACAACTGCTGGTATTACATTCTCATATTACGCAACATGAGTGCTTTTGAAAAAGTTTGTAAACAAAAATCTTCTGCAAAGGCAGGTCTTAAAGGTCTTTCTCAGAAAGTAGCATCCCAGCGTGGACATAAAATCAAAAGACGATTAATGTTTCGTGGTGGAATAGATGCAAACAACTTTGATCCTAAGGATATTAGTGGATTAACTTTGTGGTTGAAAGCAGATTCATTATCTCAAACAGACGGTTCTGATGTTACAGAATGGACAGACCAATCAGGAAATGGAAATGATGTTAGTGTCCCATCAGATGCATCAAACCGACCACACTATACCACAAGTGTTATTGGAGGGAAACCTGCAATTTCATTTACAGGTTCGAATGACGAATATTTAGATTGCACAGGGCTAAGTAATTTCTTTAAAGATAATGATTATACTGTAATTGCCATGATTCAACCAGAATCTGTATCATCTGATCAACTAATTTTTGGAAGATATAAAACAACAGATTGGTCCAGTTCATCAAACAACAATTTAAACCTATTTGCAATGGGAATTAATAGTTCTTCTAAACCTATAATTATCGGTAAATCTCCATCCAACGATAAATCAGCCAGCACCAGTTCAGTTTCAACTAGTACACCGTACATTTTTATTGCAAGATATAAGGATTCTTCTACAACTCAATGGAATTTTATAAATGGCACTAAAAAGGATAAAGAAACTGATTGGGCGAAAGGAACTTCTGCTCTTGCTGGTCAGCCTGTCATAGGTTTGCAGTATTCTACTGGTAGAGGTGGAACTAGTTATTACAATCAATACACTGGATACCTTGCGGAATTAATAGTATATAATTCAACGATTTCTGAAAAGAATTTAAAAGCAGTACAGAATTATCTTGTGGATAGATACAGTTTAGGTAAAATGACTATACCACGGATTTAAAATTAAATTCTTTTTGATAACTGCGAATTGCTTTCAATAACTGCTTAACATAATTGATTGGGTTTGCTTCAAACACTTGACTTTCACCTTCTTCTGTCGCAATCATAATTACTATATTGTCAATCGGTGTTCCAGTCATCTCTTGCCACATAATGGCATATGCTGTTGCTTGCATAAAGTAATTTTCAATATCTTCTTCTCGTTTGATTTTTGTCGAACCTTTGAAATCGATGATTGAAAGTTTACCTTTATATTCCCCAACACAATCTACACGACCAGCCAATTCTAAAGTAGAAGACCACAGTGGAACTTCTTGTGCGTGTACATTATCGATATTATCTAGTTCTGGTTGCAGTTGCAAAAACAAATCAAGAATTGGCAAATCTACTCTACCCTTATCTTTTTTCAGATTGAATTCGTTGTTAATATAATCCTCGATAAGAGAGTGGAGTTTGTTTCCACGATTCAACACTCTCCTAGATTCTGTGGGATTCTTCGCTCTCCATTCGGCAAAGAATTTTGATTTTTCCCAACCAGTAACAGTAGTCACCGAAGGATATGCACCTTCTGGTGTTTCATAAAATCTACTGCCATTTTGGTTTGTTGTTTTTAGATTGGTAAATTCTTCAATTACCACATGATTAAAGTTTTTCACATTCATATTATTCTCACATTATTATATCACAAATTAATTAAAATTCAACACAATTATTTCCAATATTTCAGCCAATCGTTTCTTTTGTTTTCCCAGTGTTTTGGTGTTCCTATTCCAAGCATTTTATCTATACTTGCTCTGGCGCCAGATGCAACTGGCGATGCAGGCATAGCAGTAACATAATTAGTTTCTTGAAGTGATTCCATAAACTGGCCAGTTGTAAATTTGTCTCGTTCTCTGTCCAAAATGTCTTTCAGTTGCACCTTGATAGCATCTGTATATTTGGTAACAAAATTTTGCGAATCTCTTGTTTGACCTGGCTGTAAAGGTGGCTGTTGCTCTTTTGCTTCTGGTGGAGCGGAAGGTTGATCCACCAACGATGCAGGGATTTCTTGTCCTTGCGGTGATCCCATTTCTGCTGTTTGTGGTCCCATTGTGAACGGCATTTTTGGACCAGTGGTCAATTGTTCTTCTGGTTTGGTTGACCGCATATGATGTCTAGGACTTTCGGAAGGAATTCCCATCCTTGCACCAAAATCGTCTGATGGTTTCATCTCTTGTTGTTCTGGTGCAGGTGGTTGTTGTCCCATCGGAGGCATTCCACCCATAGATGGCATTCCTGTTGGTGGAACTGGTGGAAGTCCTGGAAGTTCATCGAATGATGGTCTTCCTTCTTTTTCTTGTCCCATCATATCCATTGGAGGCATTCCACCCATATCCATTGGAGGCATTCCACCCATATCCATCGGAGGCATTCCACCCATATCCATCGGAGGCATTCCACCCATATCCATAGGTGGTTGTTTTGTTGCAGATTGTGCAAGAGTATCTAATCCAATATCCATACTCATAGCACCCGGCGCTCCAGTTTCTAAAGGTTTAACTTCACCCATTCCAAAAGGTTCTTGTACACCTGGACCGGGTGATGGAACTTGAGGAACTTGTTGATTCATTGCACTAGCAACTCTTTGAGCCATCTGTGTAAACTTTTCTTCGTCTTCTCTGCGTTTATTAAATTGTTCCGTCATATCGACAGATGCAGTTTCAACTAAATTTTTCCAATTGTTTTTATCGATTCTCATTGTTATCCTCTTATATTTATGCTGGAACTGGTCCACCATCTGGGTCTGGTGGAGTATTACCACCCCATCCATAGCCACCTTGTCCCCATTGAGCAAGAATGCTATTTAATCCGTTTTGATTCCATCGCCCACCGATAACACCATTTACAGTATTCCAAGCATGTTGAACATATGGTGGATATCCCATTGCAGTCCAGTTAATCGTTTGTGGGTTTTGGAAATCTCCTTGCATATTTTGAAGCATTTCTATAAACCACATAAACCAATTTAGAATTCCTTGACCAATTGGTGCGTCTTCTGGAATGGGATTAGGCATATCAACAGGTGGGACCGATCCGCCAGGGGCAGTTTCTATTGGATATTTTGGTTTTGCGTTTCCATCTGGTACTTGCGGCCAATCTTCACTAATCATTTCTGGTGCTGAATATTGTTTTGCCCAATCGTAAAATGTTTCTTGCAATCCCATTTAATTATCTCCTGTTTGTCCAGTCACCATAAGATGGCGCTGGAATAAATGTTTTTGGTTCTATTTGATGTTTTTCTAAACTTTGTTGAAGTTTACCTACAATTTGGCTATCTTTAAAACTTTTCAATGTATTAATGTAACCTTTTACTCTTTTTCTTTCTTCTGTATTCATATTATTTAAAATTTGTTTCAACTGTGCTTCATCATAAGTATGATATAATTCTGGTAGAGAGTCCATAACATTTTTAAAATCATATGCATATGAATCTCGCCCCAATATGTTTACCGAACCCGTATCAGAAACAACTACATCAGAAGCACCAACACCTAATCCTGCAATACTTGTTGCGGAAAGGTTTGCGAATTTACCGTCTTCACCCTTTTCAGTAAGAAGTTCTCTTTGCTCTGATAAAAATGTATTGTACTGTTTCATATATTTAACTTAAAATTAGAATATCTGTTGCGGTAGTTGCAGCAGAACCATCAGTTGCACCGTGTATCGTATTTGTTGCGATGGAATATACCGAACCCGCAACAACATTCTTTAGAAGAACTTTTTGCCCACCATATGTTGTAAGTCCAATATCTCCTGATGCTCCTGCATAGATTGCTCTACCGTATGCTGTCTTGTCGCCTGCAAATGTTGCACCTGCGGCAATTCCTAAATCTTCTGCATTTTGATAACCTCTAAATGGCATAGTATAATCTCCTGTTTACTACTCTATGTATAATCAATACAGTTTACCGAATGGTCCATACTCATCACCGAATTTTTCTGCCATAAACAGCAAATCAGAGAAAAACTTATCTCTTTTATCTTTAGTGAGTTTTTTGAGTATGACATATAAAAAATTGATTTGCATTAATTTTTGTTGTGCAAAGTTTGAATTCGCCACATATTGTAACTCTATGTTGTCTATAAATTCCTCTTTAGAACTAACACCTGTCGTCACTTTCTTGGAAATTCCCTCCCACATATCAGCATATAATTTCTTTTCTTTCTTAAATTCTGCTAAATCCCCAGGAAAAGCATTATGATCATTTGTGAACCCCTGCTTCTTATCGGATTTTGCACCAATGTTTAAATCTTTCATTAGTTCTCTTACCTTTTGAACTGGTGATTTACCCATTCTTGCTGCTGCTCTTTGTTTATCTGTCGGTTCAAATTTTAAACTCGACCTTTTATTTACCCCCTGAACACCTTTGATGGTAAATTCGTATGCATCTTTACCACCTTCTTTTAACCACAGTTTAGTTTCTTGAGTTGCCATAGGTGGTTTGTTTCCAGATTTCATATTCAACCTACAAAGAATATTTGGTCCAACTTCATATTTAAAATCTCTTTTTAGTGTAAAATCTTTAAATTTTGGGTCTTCTACATTATATACTTTCCACCATGCACCTTGTTTTGGTTTGGTAATCTTTTTCAACGAAATACCAATAACTCTACCAGTGATAAACATTTTCTTTAGTACTTCATTAAGTACACCAATGTTCCCCGCACTGTTTTTTATTGTATTTGTAATATCTTCTTGCACTTTCTTTTGGTCTTTTACCAACCAAATATCAGCAGGATTCCAAGTATCTTTTTGCGATATACTATAATGCTTTTTGACAATATCTGTAATATAATCCATAAAACCCTTGGGAGAACCACGGTCATAGTGTTTGAATTCTGTCCAACCACCTCGTCGCGCTTCTTCTAACATTCGTCTACCCTGTGACATAAAAGATTCTTGCCAATCTGTATTATCTTCTATAATTGGATGAACTTTTTTAAGTGCCGCATAAAATTGTTTATCTGCAACAACACAATCTGGAGTATCACCAGCCCATTTGCTATATGTTTTATTATCTTCTATTGCCCTTTTAATAAACAGCATCGATGCTTCTTCTTCAAACACCGTTTTTTCTGTAGAAGAATATGTTTTTGATGACGGACTATTTTCTCCACCGCCACTGTGTTTTTTACCCGTTGCAATAAAACGAATCTTTTCTTCTTTTCCTTTTATCACAACAGACACTTCCAATTCTTTCTTACCTTGAATAAACACTGCTGTTTTTCTTTTCTTCAATATACCCCTGTCAATCACTTTGTCCCATACTGGATTTTTTGTACCATTGTATATCTTAATTTTATGGATTGCTCTAGGACTTGTCCTTTTTGCATAGAAAAACTCACCATTCTTCACTTTGTTGAAGAATGTTGCTTTGAGATTGTTGAACAAATCTCTTCCTAAATTAGAAGCATATTGAATTTCTTTTTTCGTTGAAATATCAAAAGTTGTCATGTGTTAGACTCTCCTTGTATATTTAGGAAAATGAAAAAAATAAGATGTATACATAAAAGTGTATTATATAAAAATAACATGGAGTTTATTATATGACAACATACAAAAACAAACTTAGAACTGTGTTAAAAGAGTCTGTGGCTGATGTTCTTTTATTAGAACAACCATACAGAGATGGTTATGTATTTCAACCTACCCCTACCCCACCTCCTACTATAACAGCAAGAGACCTAGAGATTGCTAAATATTCTGAAGACCCTGAACTAGACCCAGACGAACCTGAACTAGACGAACCAGATACTCCTGTAACCATACCGACTAATGGAGAAGGGCATGGATATAGTGATTGGGATGAGAATAGTAATAATAACTTAAACGACCATGTAAATAACCTTGATACTCACAAACCAGGCGGACTTCCGTTTAATCTTGATATTGAAATTATTCCTTCCTGGATTGGCGGCCTCTTTGGGGAAAAACAGACAAATGAATTGAATAGACTTATTACTCTAGGAAGAACTGAAGGTGATGCAAAATTCAATTTATTGTTATACAATTATAATCAACTACCACAAAAAGGTGGAGGTTCAGGAGGACCATAATGTCATTAAATAGAAAACAATATAATTTATCGGAACTTGTTCTTAAAAAACAATGGCATTGGAGTTGGGACTGTACAAATCCCAATTACACATTATTCAACATCAAGACTCTTGATGACCATATAATACACATCTATGTTCAAAAACCAAGTGGACCTAAGAATGATTCTACAAATCCTGCCGGTGGAGTTGTTATTGTTCATAACGATACCGATACCACAACTATCGGAGAGCCTGTTAATATTTCTACAGACAAACACAATCAACTTGATGACCAAGTAATTAAAGTTGGTGGTCTTGATGTTCATATCACAAATGGTGATGTTGCAGTATTTAACGATGGTGTCCTAGTTGCAGCGCCAGACGATAAAGTAATAACCATGCCATCTGGTGGAGAAGGTGAAATTTCTCTTGCTCCACTTCTTACAATACTCGGTACTCTTGCTGGTGGTGGTGGTGGTGGTGGTGGTGATATTGTTGGTGGTGGAGTTATTCCCGGCGGTGGTGGAGTTATTCCCGGCGGCGGCGGTGGTGGCGGCGGCGGCTTCTTACAGGCACCAGCAGATACACCATAACAAATATCAAAATAAAATCATTCAATAAAAAAACCCCACTTTCAACGGTGGGGTTTTTGTTTAGTTTAATATAAATTATTATTATCGTCTGTTACGCCAATCAATACCGTATGGATGTCCACTTTGAGTTGTCAGGTTTGGTCCACTGTGAGTTGTCGGGTTTAGTCCACCCCATGTGTCTGGTGAACCACCAAATTGGTCCCAATAGTTTGCATAAAAATTAGGATTTGGGCCTGGTGGACCTATAATGTCACTGGGGACTCCACCTTTTCCGCCACTTGGAAACCCCGGAGTTGTTGGCTCAAACTTGCCTGGTTTAAATTTTGGAGCAGGTGGCTTAGGAATACCATTTCCCCACGGACCAGAATTTTTACCAATGGTAGTTAAATTTCCTGGATACTTTGGTCTGTTTCCATATCCACTGTCGTCAACTATTACTGGTGAATGTGTTTGTAATGTACCCTTTGGAAGTCTTGGATACTTTGGTCTGTTTCCATAAGGTATGTTGCTTGGGTCGCCATGATTCGGCGGAAATATATGTGGAGAGTGTGTTTGTAATGTACCCTTCATTCCTCGATATGCTTCTTCAAGGGAAACTGAATTCTGCCACGGTCGGACGGGTTCTGTATAATCTGCAACACCTTCTGTTTTTGCTTTTTCAGCAAGAGCAGAAAGATGATTTTTAAAATCGTTTAAGTAAAATGTCATAGTTGTCTCCTATAGGATAATATTTGTATACACTTTATGTATAACAGCAATTATTTTCATAGAATCTCTAAGATGAATCGTCCGACATATAATCCGATAATAAAGCCAGAAACAATAACAACACCAGTTGCAATGTTTCCATAGACACTACCGTTCATCCTTAATAGTTGCATGAGTCTCTTTATTCTCATTTTCTAATATCTCCATTTCTATCCAAACCAAATACTTTATGATAATAGTTGCAGAACATTCTGATATTACCATTTTATCATTAAACGCTTTTATCGCAACATAATTACTAATAATTCCTACGACATATTCTTTGTTATCAAATTTAGCAAACACTCCACCACCAGAATCACCAGGCCAGACCGATGCAGGCCTCGGAATAAACTTCATATAATTTGGTTCTTCTATTACTGTACCAAAATACCTAAATACATTGGGTTTACTATATTTTTTGAACCCAAACGAATAACCGACAGTGGTGATGTTTTGATATCTTCTCATCCAATCCACGCATCCAATCGATGCTGGCTTATATTTTGAATCACACTCAAGAAATATCAATCCAATGTCATCCTGAATCCGCCCAAATGTTTTGTTGTAACGGGGGTGCAACACAATATCTTTGACTTTAATTTCTTCATCGTTTCCTATAGAAACAGAAAAGATATCTCCGTCATCGACACAATGACCAGCCGTTAGAACTACATTTGGGCGGATAAGTATTCCACTTCCAATTAAATAACCATCTTCTAAGTAAAGACTGCATATAGACGGATATGGGTCATGTTCTTGTGTTGTTGGAACAAACCATTCATTCAAAAAACTAAATGTTGGGTTAGGTTTTTCTTCTACAACTATATCAGTAGATGTTTCTGGGGGCAGAGATGTCTTCTGAGAGGTTTTACACCCACTAAATAATAATATAGTGACTGAGAGATACCTAAATAAGTTTTTCATGCCCCTTCTATACTATTTAGGCTGAAATGTGAATCGTATTTGGCATTTTTATTAAAAAAGAGTAGATTTTTATGTCTACTCTTTTTTGTTTGTTGTATTAATTATTTAAAACATCAATGGGTTTGCTTGATTCCAGTCGTGCCATCGTTTCCATCTCTTATAGTCTTGCCGCCATTTTCGTAATGCATCTTCGAGAGCATCTCTATCTTGTGGTGTAAGTGTTATATTACCAGGAATCATGTCATCCACACTCATAGGTGGCGGATCCATGAATCCACCCGGAACTCTTGGTGGTGGAGGAGTTCCTTTTAAGGGATTAGGCCAACCTATTGGTAGAGCAGTTCCTCCATAGGAACCACCCTGACCTACTGCTTCACCTAATTTTGACATCCATTTAGTAGGATTTGTGTTCGGTTCTTGTTTTTGAATCGGAAGTTGCTGGTGGTCTGATTCACCACCACCACCGGGTGGAGTGTCATGGACGCCACCATTATACCAATATTCCCACTGACCTGTGTCCCAATTGAACCTCTTGTAATACCAACCATATTGATCCCATATCAAATGCCAACCTTTACCCTGTGGAACATCACCACCACTCTGTCTTATAGGTTTACCCCACTTGTGGGTAGGTTGACCATGTTCATCGTATGTCACACCCGTATCAATATCTGAATATCCTTGCTCTTGTAATGCCTGGTAATATCCTGCACGATATGCTTCGTCAAGTTGCGTCTGTGTCGGTGCAGTATTTGCCTGTTGCAATCTACTTTGTGTGCTTTCTGAAAGTTGGTCCCATTTTGGTTGAATCATTTGAATCTCCTGTGTTCTTTCTTTTATGTATATATTTTACCCCTTTGGATAGAACAAAGGTATGTATAATATTTTAAATTTCGTTAAAGTTTATATTCTTCTTTCGTAATAATCCATAGTCATTTGTGATTCCTCTAAATGCGTATGGATTATCAAATTCTAGTGTTGTATCCTCTGCTTCTGGAGTTTCTGGTTTCGATGACCAATTGTGTGTGGTGATATATGGTCGAAGTTTAAAAGATGTATTCAAACCACTCGGAGTTTCATCCGAACCAGTTTCTGTTTCTGGAAATCTCCAATTCGTTTGTACATCTATTGGTTCTACTTCTCCATCAGGAATTTCTGGAAGACCATGAAGCCATTTGTAGTACCATCCCCAATCTTCTCTTTCATCAGCATATTCGTCTGGGTCATGGCCAATGTCACCATCGCCAACAAAACCTGGACCAGCATTTTGCCAAGGATTTTCAAATGAACCATCGTCATTGCCCAAACCACTAACCAATCCTTGTGGTGTAGAAATACCTTGAATGTAATCCGGCTTCCTTCTCGGCATCCACTGTTCTTTGATGTAACTATTGAAACTTAACATTAGAATTTTGCACCATGTCTAGCCGCAATTGCATAAGCGGTGTGTGGTATACCACTTTGTTCGTTTATTATTTCTCCCCGTAAGTATTGTTTAAAATGTGACATATTCTCTCTCTCTTTAGTGTGGTTTCAAATGACCACTTGGTTTCATGCTTGCAGATGCTTCTATATTTCTTTTCGCTACACGATTCACAACAGGCGAATTGGCAATTTCATTCATTCTTCTATTAAAACCAGGACACATTTTGTCTGGTGTTAATTTTGCATCAGCACCTGTAATTGGAACACTGATACCTTTTCTTACTTTCTTCGCATTACATTCTGGACAAGGATTATTCAAAGGTTCATCTCTTTTGTCTACACTTGAAAGTAATTCAAAATTATGTTCACACGATTCACAATGGTATTCATATAATGGCATTATCTAATTGTCCTCTTTCTTTTATTTAGGAGTTTTGCAACTTTCCTTGCAACTTCTCCAACTTGGTCCACTTTCTTTCCTGATTCTTTTACTTGGATTGCTCG